CTCAGGTCCCCCGTCTTTTTCCCGGTGAGCGGACCCACCGGGATGCTACCGCCTGCGCGCGCCTTCTTCCTGCGCTCCCTGAGCGTGAGGTCATGCGCGGCGAGCAAGACGATCACGACGTCATACAGGTCGCCCCACGGCTGCTCGGCCTCTTCCTTCTCGGCGTAGCCAAAGAAGCGCAAGACGCGCGCGGTGTCCGCGGCGTCGAGGTCGGTGATGTCCACCGGCGCGAGCTCGGGCGCGAGGTCCTCGAACATTTGAAGGCGCAGGGTCGACATCAGCTCTCCTTGACGACCCCAGCAGGCAACCCTTCAGGCACGTCCGCGCTCGGCTCACGCAGCGCGCGCAGTTCGGCAAGCTCTTGCTCCATGCGATCGAGTTGCGCGCGAAGCGCCGTGTTCGCGTCGAAGTGAAGCGCCTGCGCCGCGAAGATCTCGTCGTCGTCGTTGTTGAGGTCGAAGATCTGACCGTCCTTGATCCGGCGAGACTTCGAGCTCAGTTGGCGGATCCACGCGCGGTCCATCGGGCCGATGAGCTTGTCGTACATGTCGAGCCGCGCGAGCTGCGAGATCTTGCCTTCGACGAGCCAGCGGCGCTCGACGCGAGCCGAGAGGCGCACATCGTCCTTCAGCGCTTTCTTCCAGTCTTCCTTCTTGACCATGTTCTCGCCCAGCTTGAGCGTGAAGTCATACTCGAGAGGCATCGGCTCCCCCGGCTCGCCGGGGTTCTTCGCGTGTCGCGTCATCCTCTTGCTGACCCGAAGCGGGTGGGGGAGGTAGTTGTTGACCTGGATGAGATCTGCTCCGTGCGGCTTTTCTACTGCGGGCATTGTCTTTCAAGCTCCTTGAAGCGGTTACACGTCGGGCAGGGGTTTAAAGCCCGCGCGAGCAATCACGACTCGCGCGGGAGGCTCAGGTTCAGCTCGCGAGCGGGAGCTCGGCGATCTCCATCTCGATGTACTTGTCGATCGCGGCGCCGCCGGTCTTCCCGGTGCAGTTGACCTTGTACGCGAGGTTGTCAGGCTGCGGCGCGTGCTGCTTATAGATCTCGCTCGTCTTCGAGCTGCCCACCTTCATATCGAGCGGGTAGATGAGGATGAGGTCCTCGCCCATGGGACCAGCACCATCGAGCTCGGGCACGCAGCTGACCTCCTCGATCATGTTGTTGCTCTCGGTCCAGAACTTGAGCAGCGTGGTCGTCGTGTCACCGAGACGGCGCGAGTTCATGTGCCCGTAGGCCAACGTGGGCAAACGGACGACAAACTTTCGCGCGAGCTTCTTCGTCCGAGAGAAGATGTAGGTGATGGTGTCGTTGAGCATCGTCAGGATGTCATCCGGGTCCACCCCCGCCTCGATGCGGTGAGGGAGCAGCGTGCGCGGCACGTTCGGGTAGTTCGCCCAACCGAAGAGCTGTTCGGTGGGATCACCAAAGAACTGCACGGCGTTGTGCTTCTCCTCGGTGACCTGCCTCGAGGTCTCGGCGCGGGTGCGATCAAGCCGCATCCCGGTGGCCACCGACGCATCGATCTCTTCCTCGGTGTAGCGATAGGCGCACCCGAAGCGACGGAGGTTGAACGTCTCCTTGCGCGCGACGACGTCGACGAGTGGGAGGTCATCGGCGTGATCGCTCAGGAAGTCCGCGATCCCGACCATCTCGTACATCTTGTGCGAGTAGGTCTCTTTCCAAGAGGGGAGCGAGGTGTCTTGTGGAAAGATCAACTGCGCCGAGCATTCAGGCACCGAGTCTGCGACGACTTCTTTCCTGATGTGCTCGAGCTCCGTGTCAAAGAACTTCGCGGCCTGCGGCGAGAGGCTATCAAAACGCCAGTTTGGCATGGTCTCTTCTCCTTACTTTTACCGAGGCTTTGATGGGCCTCATGCGCTCTCTTTTGGGTGACGGGCAGGGCTTAAACGATGTTGTTATTCAGGGCACTTCGATGACGGCGAAGTTCGCGTCGATGCGGCGAACAAACTTTGCGTTCTCGAGCTTCACGCAGCCCGTGTTCGCCGTGGCGCGCACGCCCCCGAGCTTGTCCAGGGAGCCGTTGGCGGCGAGGCGGACGTAGACGTCCATGTTCGAGGCGATGTCGGCCTCGACCTCGACGCGCAGGCGCGCCTTGTCGTACTTGACGCTCATCGGGTAGTTCGCGGGGAACAGCGCGCGCGTGGACCCGGCGGGCACGACTTTGCGCGCGCTCTCGACCGTCATCCCGGCGTATGCCTTGTTCAGGTCGGTGTCCTTGCTCGCGTTGCTCGCGTGGGTCCAGACGCCGGTATCGCGCCCGGTCCCAAAGCCTGTCGAGACCTTGAACGGCTTCCCCGCGAGCTCGGAGGTGAGCACCAGGGCATCGCCGTCCGTATCTGCAAGGACGGTCTCGGCCGGGAGCCTCGCGTTGATCTGGGTGGCGAGTGCGCCCACCGAGGTCGCCGCGTCTGTCGCCTGGGTGTGCTCGAACTTGTACGCCTGGCCATCGACCTCGATCTCGACGAGCGCATCGACGCCCGCGTCATAGACGAGCGTGAGGGTGTCTTCCTGCGCCAGAAGGTTCGCAGCCTTGGCGAGCTTGCCGGTCTTCTTCTGGATGTCGTCGTGGATGACGATGCGCCCGAACTCGACCGGGTCAGCGACAGCATTCGCTTGCTCCTGCGCGATCGAGAGGTCGCCGGAGTAGACCGAGATGGTAAACGGCTTGCCCCCCTCGCGCGCCGTGACGAGCAGCTCGTCGGCGTCCTTGGCCTCGGCGATGGCGCCATTGTAGATGGTGTTGCTGCCGTTGATCTTGGCGATGAGCTGATCGCGGATCGTCGTCTTCGTCGCGCCAGTTCCCGAGGTGATCTCGGCGGGCACGGAGTTGATCTCCACCCCGTACTTGGTCGCGTCCGTGGCGGTGACGATCGTGACGGCCTCGATCTGCTTGGCGCGCGGGTTGTCGTTGATGAGCGTCTGCTCGCGCCCCGACGCGTCGTGGTCCATGCCATCGTACGCCGGGCGGCGATTGATACCGTAGTAGTTTTGACCCATTCTCTATGCCTCTCTTTTCTCGCTCGGGTTTTGGCGTACGGTCGCGAGCGCATGGTCGCCGCGACTTATCTCAGGTGCTCGCGTCTGCTCGCATCAAGCGCTTTTGTTCTTCTTCCAGGCGTTGGAGAAGTTGTTCTGGTAGTCACCCGCATCGTCCTGGCGCTGGCGACGCGAGGGAGAAGGCGTGGGCGGGGCTTGCCCGTCGTCTTCGAACTCGTAGCTGTCGTCACGCTGCTCGATGCGGTGGAACGCGGCCTCACAGAGCCCCTCGATGTAGAGGTCCTCGTCGGCGGCGTCCTGGCGAAGTTTCCCACCGATAGAGGCTTGCGCGATCGCGCGCTTGAGCTCCTTGGAGGAGAGCTTCTCGGCCCCATCGATCTTGTAGTACTTCGCCGCGCGCATGAGCTCGGCCTTTTGCTTTTGGCGCTGCTCCCACTCTTCCTCGGTGAACATGCCGTCTTGACGCTGAGGCTCCTTGTTCTTGAGCTCTTCGTGCTCGGCGACGAGCGCGTCATAGTCGGCCTGGAGCTTGGACATGTTGGCCTTGAGCTTCTCGTTCTCACCCTCCATGTCCTTCTTGACCGTCTCCATGTCGGCCACCTGCTCGATGGCCTTGGCCTTCTCGCCCTCGGCGGTTTCGAGCTGGCCCTCCATGTCCTTGCGCCAGGTGTTGATGGCCTGGGCGGTCGCTGCGTCCTGGACGTCGAGCGCGACGCCGTCGAGATTGACTTGAGGCATGATGATGATCTCCTGCTTGCTGGCCTCGAGCTCTTCTGGCTTGAGAGGCTCGTTGAGCGCGTCGTGGTAAAACCAAAACTTCTGCTGCGTGGTTTGTGGCTCGTCCCCCTCGCCATCGAGCACCCAGGAGGGGAGCGCATCGCCCCCGTCCGCGCGCAACGCCACGGACGCGCCGGCGCGTCCGCAAGGCACGATGGCCAGGTGGTTGGGGTCTCGAAAGACCTGGATGGCGTCGTAGTGACCGAAGATGCGGTGGCGACCTTTCTCTTCGATGACCTCGGCCTGGTAGCCCGCGGACATCTCGCGCCAGTTGTCTTCCTTGATCCGCTTGATGCCGCGCTCGTCGTCGACCATGCACTCGACTTCGATGTAGCCATTGGCAAAGCGCGCGCGTTGCAAGGAGGTGCCCACGCCATCGCGGCGGCGGGTTTGGGGCGTGACGGGTTGCTTGGGGTGCGGCGCGGTGATCGGGATCAACGCGTAAGAAGCGACGGCCTCAGGGGTGTTGAGGGTCTCGGGCAGGACAAGCTCTCGACGGATTTTTCCGTTATCGAGCCTGTAGGGGAGCACACCGACCCGGCTAACTCGCGCTGTAAAGATCAGCGAGCCGTTCCGGTGTTCGAAGGAAGGTGGCAACTCGAACGTATCGAATCGCCATTGAAGATTTTGGGAGCCCTTTGGCACGTGGCTTGGGCGTCGCCTCCTGGCAACGCTTGAGGTGGACGATCTCGAAAAGAGAACCAAAGCACTGAACTTATGTCAAGAAGAATCCTGGCGGAGCTGCTCGCGCAAGGTCGCGACCTTGGCGCGCGCTTCTTCATAGGAGAGCTTGCTTTCGATCTCGATGGGGACTTGCTTGGGCGCCTCGATCCGCATGCGCGTGCGACCCTTGGAGAGCCTGACGAGCGTGATGCGTGCATCGCCAACCCAGACAGAGTCGCCGTCGTTGAAGTCATGTTCGAATGGCACGGTCTACTCCTCTTCGGTGGTTTGAGATGCGGCGAGGTGCCCCATCGGGAACGTGAACTTTTGGCCTCCGCGCACGATGGCGAGGTGGCCAGCCTTGAACGTCGGCCATGTGACCTCCATGGGCTTTACGAGGAGGTCCGGGTCGATACCTTCCTTTGGCGCGCGGTAGCCGAGCGTGAGGTGAGGGATAAAGTCGTGGTTCTGTCGTGTGAGTTGCCCTCGCTGCTCGAGCGCCGCCACGACCTGCGCCCTGAGCCTGGCGAGCCCCAACCCCGAAAGGAGCAGCACGCGCGCTATCGAGGCGTCGTTAAAGAACGCGCTCGGCCCTGTGACCCCGAGCGTGAGCACTTCGAGCGTTGGCGCCAGGCTCGCCATCGTCGCGAGGATGTTCTCGGCCAACCGGTCATCGACGTCGGGGAGGTAGACGAGCGTCAGGTGGAGCTCGTCGAGCGGGATGTCGGTGTAGGGCGCGCAGCGCTCGGCCCACTCGCTCGGTGGGAAGAGCGCGATCATCATCGACGTGTTCGAGTAATCCTCGCGCCAGTCGAGCGCGTCTGACCGCAGCTGCTCCACGTCGGGCGCGGTGGGTTGTGGGGGAGGCGGAGGCGAAGAGGTTTGGTTTCCTGCTGCTTCCTGTACTCGATCGAGCCAAGCGACGGCGACCGGATCGTCGAGGCCGAGGATCTTCTGGGCCTCTTGCTCTGGGACAGCGAGGAAGAAGCCCGTCATCCCAACGCTCGAGGCTCGCGGAAGTTTTCCCAGAAACATCGACTCGGCGATGTCCTTGATGGCCGACATCTGCGCGCCGTTGGGCATCTGCTCCTGCCTGCGCACGCCGCCACCGTCGCTCCCATCACCACCGCCATCATCGCCTTTGGGCTCGCGGCGCTCGAGCGCGATGTCTGTCGAGAACTCTCCTTGCTCGTAGCGCCGCCGCGCCTCGTCGGGGTCCATGACGCCAAGATCCACCACGATCTTGTCAGCTTCGGTGTGGAGCTTTCGGATCTCGGCCTCCTCCTTCGGGCTCGGACGCTCGTGGTCTCCAAAGATCACCTCCCACTCTTCGAGCGCCTCGCCGCGGGTGGGACCTTCGCTCGCGCGCGAGAGGACATGGACGACCTTGTCGATGGCAGGCTTCCAGAGTTCTTCCTGCTGGCTCGAGATGCCGTCGTAGTAGTTGCGCTCGCCGGTCTTGTCTGCGGAGTTAAAGCCGGCTGGAGACTGCCCGAGCGCCTTGGTAAGCGGCAGATCTGTCGACAGTGAGTACTGTTGGCTAAAGACCTCGAAGAGCTCTCGGATCCCCTTGAAGTCGATCGAGCGCGTCTCCCAGTCCTCGTTCTCGGCGTCGACGAGGATCACCCGGTAAATAGACTTGAGGAGCTTGACGATGCGGACCCTGTCCTCGAGCGCGGTCTTGCCGGGCGTGTGCCGACTTTGCCCGAACATCAAATCGGCCAGGCCGTGCACCTTGTGGACGTCATAGACGAGCTCCTGAGTCTTCGAGGCCGCGGTGCTAAACAGCACCCCGAGGTTTTCGATCGTCGCGTAGCTCGCCTCGAGGTGGGGTTGTCCCCATCCGTCGTAGTAGCTGCGCATCTCCTCGCCGACTTCGCGCCCGAAGAAGGGAATGACGCGTGACTCGTGGATGAGCATGCGCCCGGTGAACGTGACGCCCTGGAGCGCGAACGGGGTCTCGGGGCGCAGTTCGAAGAGCTCGGTCTCGCCCCACTTTGGCCCGAGCCTGCTCGTGTCGTAGGCGCGCCATGGCTTGATCTCGAAGCGATGGAAGACCTTGAGCGCGTCGATGTTTCGCAAGCTGTCGTAATCGATCGGCTCGTCGATCGGCGCGAGGTCATCGCACAGCATGACGATGGCGGCGCCTCCATACTTGCGGACGTGGGTGTGCGCCTTCTTGCACCGGCGCTCGAGCTCCAGCGCGCCAAGCGCTTGCTTGAACGGCTCGGTCTTCTTCCTGGCGGCGTCGTCGTCGTTAACGAGCACGCGGAACCCCGTGCGCGCGGCGTCTCCAACCGGGACGTCGACGACCTTCCTGGCGGACTCCTCGTGCAGGTAAAGCGCGTCGAGTTCCTCCTTGTGGAGGAACTTCCCGTAGACGGGGCGCGTCCACTGACGCGCGTCGTAGTCGGGGTTGCCCATCCCGCTTATGGAGTTGGAGAAGGCATCCTCGCGACGCTCGATCCTGGACTTGATCGAGTGAAGTTGGTTCGCGAGCTCGTTGATTTTTGCGACGTCCGAGGCCGCGTCCATGCGTTGCCCGAGGCCGAGCGCGTTGCGCGCGCCTGCCTTGAGGCGATCGGTGAATCCCATCAGGTCCTCCCTTATCTCTTCTTCTTGAGCCACCGGCGCTTCCAGGCCTCATGCCTGGCAACCTCCTGAGCTTCCTTGAATGATTTCGTCTCGAGCAGCAGGCGCCGGATCGCGATGCGCGCGGCATCTGCCCTGTCGTCCCACTTCCCTCCAGGCACCGAACACACCTCATCCACCCAGTCCTCGATCCAGGGGTGGACCGACTTCGAGGGGAGGATGATCTGACCGTTGGTGAAGAAGTGGCTGATCGATTCGAGCGCGACGGTCTTGCCACCATCCGCCGTGGGGACAGCCACGATGCCCGGGAACTCGTTGATCAGGACCTCGAGCGCCTGGCGACCATCGGCGGCGTTCTCAATAAAGATCTGCTCCGCGAGCGCCCATAGCGGCGCGTGCTGCGCGGCGCGGAGCTTGGCGAGCGTGAGGTTCCAGCCCCACTGCCCGCGCCACTCATCGACGAGGTAGACAAGCCCTGGCGTGGCGTCGGGTCGAAACCAGAGCTGCCCCACGGCGAACGAGCTCTTCTTGCTCTTGCCGTTGTTTCGAAGGTCCCAGGATTGAACCCAGGTGCCCTCCAGGTCGGGGAGCTGCAACCACCTGAGCTCACACCACACCTTCTTGATGACCCCGCCCTCTTTGGCGACGGGGATCTGCTGGTACTGCGTCGCGCGCACATGCGGACGCAACTTCGCCATCTTGTCTTCGGGGTAGCGCTCGGGGAAGAAGTTCTCATCCTCTTCGGTGCGCGGGTCGTCGGGGTGGTTGTATTCAAACTCCGGGTCGAAGTGGAGCTGGATGACAATGTGCTCGTGCTTCGGGTTCTCCCAGTCCGTCGTCTCGAGGAGGTAACCCGCGAGGTCGGAGCCGTGTACGCGCTGCATGATGAGCACGCGCGGATCCTCGGCGTTGTTGAGGCGCGAGACGAGGACCTCTTCCCAGATGTCGATGACGGCGAGCATGCGCTCTTCGACGCGCTCCACTGGCCCCTGTGTCGCCTCCTTGACGTCATAAGGGTCATCGAGGACTTGCTTGTCCGCGCGATCGCCGGTCACCTTCCCGCCAACGGTCGCGCTCAGGCGGTAGCCCGCCTCGGAATTTGCGAAGTTGAGCTTCTCGTTCTGGTCATGCGCGAAGCTCCAGAACTCACCCTCCCCGCACGCCGCCAGGTATTCGAGCGTGCGCTGATACCAGTTCGAGCGGATGACATCGCGGCATCGGCGCGAGTCGCGCTTACGCACGGAGTCCGAGCCCGACAGAAAGAGCGAGCGTTCGACCGGCGCCGAGAGCCACTCCCAGGCAGGCCAGAAGACCGAGACGAGGAGCGACTTCATCGAGCCGGGTGGCACACATATGACGAGCAGCTCGAGCTCGCTGGCGGTCACGCGCTCGAGCGCCGAGCAGATCAAATCAACATGCCAGTTCCAGAGCAGCTCGGTCCCCGGCTCGACGACGTGCCACGCCTGACGCACGAACTCCGCGAGCGAACCACGCGCGGCGATCGCCTCCTCGAGCTCGAGCTGTTCGAGCTCGCGCTGATCGAGTTCGGCGACCTCGGCCTCGAGGCGCTCGATCTCCCAGTCGAGTTGTACGGCGGCGTGGGTCATGGCGCGGGCGCTTCCTCCTCATCGAAGACGCGCAAGGCGGCGCGCGCGAGCTCGAGGGCCTGGTGCGCAGGGTGGTCTTCTCCCTGCTCGAGCAGGTCCAGGAAGTAGAAGCGGATCGCCTCGGCGCTCGTGATGGCGCTCGAATACCACGCGTCAAACGGGTAGTGCCTCGAGCCCGAGAAGTGCCCCGTGGGAAGCGCGAGCGTCACGCGCCAGCGGCGATAGACGTCGAGCCGAACGAGCAGGTGGGCATCGCCCACGCGCGCCTCGACGCGTCCACGCCTCATCGTCCACGTTAGGGTGGGGAAGTAGGTGATGAGCGCGGCGAGCGTCTCGCATGTCCTGTCCTCGAGCCATCCGGTACGGATCATGTCCCGCCTTCTTTATCATAGGCATCCATAAGGCGATGCGCCTCGCGCCTCACCGTTTGATGCGATTTGATTTCTGATAAAAGCGAGGTGCACTGCGCGACGAAATCTTCGAACTCGCGCTCGGTCATCGCATCGCAATACAACATGCCGGCATCCTCGAGCGTCAAAACAACCTCGCCAAACCGCTCGCTGTATTCGACTGTTGGCTTCTCCTTGCTCATTCCTCTTCCTCGTCGCGCAACGCCTTGAGCTCCTCGAGGCGGGCGACGCGCGCCTGTCGCTCGGCGCGCAGGTCCTCGAGGCGTGCGCGCCTTGCTTCGACGTCCCGGTAGCGCGTGAGCTCCTCGACGTTGTTGAGTTGGGCCGTGGTGGTGATTTGCCAGCCGTTGATCTTGGCGATCTGCTCGGCGGCCTTGAGGCGCTCGGTCATGCTCGCTCCCGCCATGTAGGGCACGCCGAACATCGTCACCCTGGGGATGAGGACCTCGCCGAGCACGACGCCCGTGAGCCACCCGAGCATCTCGGTGCGCGTGAGCTTGGCGCGCGTGACGAGGTCCTCGCGGGTCATCTCGGGCAACCGAAACCGCTCCTCCTGCTCGTCGTCCTCGTCTTGCCCCCCCTTAACAGCACGCTTGCCCGCATGCTTGCTTGACGATTGGCCAGAGTTAACAGCAGCAGAGTTAAGGTTAACCGCGTTGTTAACTCTGTGGCCTCTCTGCTCGATGCTGTCGGGCTTTCCGGCCGATTTGACCTTTCGTGGGGCAGGGTGGTCCTCGGGGTGTGGCTGTGGGGGTGGGGGGGGATCTGTGGAGAGACCTTTCTCTTCTGCTTCCGCCAGCGCGCGCAGCTCGAGGGCGCGCTGCACGTCCGAGCGCTTGAGCAGGCGCGAGGCTTGTTGGGCGGCAGACTTTGGCGAATAGCCAGCGATGCGCGCGGCCTCGGCGCCATCACCCGAGTAGGCTTCGACGAAGCGGCCGAGCTTCTCGTTCGGCAACAAGTCGAGCGCGCGTTTGTACCTTGCTAGAGGCGAGGTCATTGGCGCTCCGGGGTATGATGGGCAAAGGGAAAAGCGAGCACCTCGCGAGGACGCCTCGCAAAAAACACGCTCTTCAAAAGCGAGGAGTGCTCTTGTTTGTACCTCATCACACCAACCCACCCTCCCCGTTTCAACTCACCCAAGATGGAACACGCACAAAGCATGGTGACCCCAGTCTGGCATGCCACTTCATGCAACGAAGCGTTGTGGTGTTGGAGAAGTGTCAAGACAGCTTTGTGTGTGGGGGTCGGTGGTAAATACGATGGAACCTCGATGTCCTCTTCTTCGATGTAGTCAATGTGCATCTGAACGCTCCTCTGTTTTGGGGAAGGTTTGTCACTCTTGCTGCATCGCTTCGAGCGTGGCGAGGATGCACGCGGCGCGCAGTTGCACACCCCAGTACCAATGCTCGGTGAACGAGCACCCGACCATGCTGTGTGTGATGTGCCAGCCGCATAGCGTCCTGACCGCGCAGTGCATGTGTTGCATCCTTGCCTCCAAATAGTGCGCCAGCCCTCCGTGGGCTCCCTGGCTCCTGCTCCATGCAAAGCGCCGAGCGCGTGGTTTCATGTTCTGGGCGGCGACAATTGCGCCCGCACCGCGCAATCCTTCGCCTCGAGCAGTTTACGCAAGCACACGGTCAACTCGGGACTCTCAGGCGTGTCCTCGACGAGCTGGTGCGCGAGCTCGCCAAATGGCTTGCTGACCTTTTGCAAATGCTCGGGCAAGTGCTCCCAGACAAAGAATGAAAGGAGCTGCTCGATCCCTGGGTGTCTCTTCTTCTTGCTCATGTTGTCTTCCTCCAGAGCCACTCGGCTCTCATGATTGCTCGCGCTGCTGATTTGAACGCGAGGTATGCCAACCAGAACCAGCTCATGGTGCCCTCTTCGCTTGATCCTATCCCTTGCGCCTCGCGCTGATCCTCGAACAGTGCAACGCCACAGCCATCGCCATGGGCAAGTACAGGTCGAGGTGCAGCGACTGGCCTGCATCATTCGGCACATCACGCCGATTCGCCTGAGCGCGTCGGCTCGCCTTGCGTGTCGTGCGATGGCCTCGGCGTTCCTTCTTCGACCGCTTCTTGATCCTCTTCATGGGTTGCCCTCCCGACTCACCGAAGATGAGCGACGGCGAGCGCCACAATCCACGCGGTGAGCAAATGGATGGAGTTGTCGACGATGATCACGGACCACGGCGACAGGTGATCCTTGAAGCCCCGCTGACCGACCACATCCATCCACCTCGCGGCGAGCCGATAGCGATCCATGAACCAGTGCGTCACCGCGATGACCGCCCAGGCCCAAGCTGGCCACATCTCGGCGCCCGTGGCGAAGTTCGCGAGCTCCACCGCAGCGAACGACGCCAGCGTGTAGAGCGTGACGTGGATCAGGCACGGCAACGGCGAGTGGGTAAGCTGGTTCTCGGCATCGAAGACCTTCCGGGTCGCCATCCAGTCGTTCTGCAACAGGTAGTCGCCCACCAAGTGCCCTACCAAGGTCGAGAATCCCGTCATCTTTTGGCTCCTTCAAAACGCAACGAGGCCAGCACATCGAGTGGACATGCTGGCCTCAGTGATTGGATTGTTAGAACGGGATCGAGTCATCGTCCCACTCGGGTGCTTCGTCGCGCTGGCGAGAGCCGCCTCCTCCCCCCTTCGAGCCCATAAACTGGACTGTCATGGCCACGATCTCGGTCGTGTAGCGCTTGTTCCCATCGCGGTCCTCCCACTCGCGCGTCTGGAGGCGACCCTCCACGTAGACCTTGCGACCCTTCTCGAGGTACTTCGCGCAGTTCTCAGCCTGCTTGCCGAACACCACGATGCTGTGCCACTCGGTGCGCTCACCGGGCTCGCCATCCTTGCTCGTCCAACGCTCGTTGGTCGCCACGCGCATGTTGCACACGGCGGCGCCCGATTGGGTGTGTCGGAGTTCGGGATCATCGCCGAGGTTTCCGATGATGATCGCCTTGTTCACACTCGCCATATCTCGTCCTCATAAGCTGTGATGGGTGGCGTGGGCCTCTTGCCCGCTGCCTTCATCCGTTTCCACTTTCGTGCTCTTCTCCTCGCCTCCTTGCGCTCCTCGGCAGGTGGAGGCAGCGAGCGCTTCGAGGGGCGCAAGCTGAGCTCCTGGATCGCCTCGGCGATCATCTGTTCCTGCCAGAGCATCACGCGGCGACTCCTCGCAATTCGATGACACAAGCGTCCTCGACCATCGTCTCGAGCACATCGCTCGCCAGGCGCGACCAGGCCGCCGCGTGTTCGCTGCGAAGCCCTCTCGGGGGCAGACCGCTCGAGAGCAACGTGGGCAGACCGCTCGCGGCGCGAAGGTCGATGAGGTCGCTCACTTCGCGCGCCTCCCAACCCGAGCGCGAGAGCCGGTCCATCTCGCCCAGGCCATGCCAGATGAGAAAGTCCGCGCTCGCGAGCTCCTGCACGCTCGGGGCCTTGAACGAGGGGTCGTCCCAGCTCGCCTTCAGGTCTGAGAGCCACCACCTCTCCGAGATGATGTAAGCCGTGGGTTTGCGACCTTGCGCGAGCACGTGAAGCTCGAGGTAGGTCTGGAGAGTCCTGACGCACTGGAGCTGACGCATCGAACGAGAGCCCCCGAACAGGTAGCGCACGCCACCCTTGGCGATCAGGACCTCGAGGCTCGGGTCGAGCACGATGCGATCCGTCTTCGAGAGCAGCACGCGGTAGCGTTCGGGAGACAGGCCAGCGGCAAGGCACGCGGTCTCGAAGGCGCGCTGGCGCGACCCTTCGCGGATGGCGGGTTTGGTCATCACCTGCCAGTCATGCTCGGTCTGACACCTGGCGTGCATGCCTGGCTCGAGCCACTTGTTGTGAATCGCGGACCAGATCCAGTCGACGGGGCGCTTGCACCACTCGCACTCGACGGGTTCAGGCTTCGGGGTGTCTGGAGCGAGCTGGCGAGGTTTCTCGTCTGCCTGGAGCTCGAGCACGTTGAAGATTTCGAGAAAGATGTTCGTCATCCCCGCACCTCCACGCCTCGATCCACACACCACTCCTGAAGCGTCATGCTGTGCTCACCGTCAAAGAGCCCTCGCCTCCACTCGTTGCGAAGCTCGGCCTCTTCCGGGGTCAGCATGTACTGCTCCATGACCTCATCGCGTTGCGCCGAGGTCAGGTTCTCGCCAGGCGGTTCTGCGTATTGCGAGTCAGGCGAAGGCGCCTCGGTGTGCTCCATGCGCTCGATGTGCGCCCTGGCCGCAGCGCGCGCAGCCGCGCGCTTGTCGCGCCACTCCTCGAAGTCTTCCATCAGCGCGTTGAGCGCCACGGACCCACGTCGCCGCTCGAGCGAGAGGCGGGCGAGCTTCTCGAGCGCGAACTCGTGGAGCTCGCCCTCGTCAGCGCCTTGGCGCGCGAGCGTCGCAGCGCACCCCGCAGCCGCACCCGTCGGGGGCTTTTGCCAGCCGTACCACTGGAAAATCTGCTCGATGTAGGCCGGGAGCGTGGCGTGCTCGTTGGCCAGGCGCTCGATGCGCGCGAGGTCCTCGAGGTCGCCGACGATGACCTCGGGAGGCTTGGGACCTGCGCGCCGCTCGTCCTCGGGGGACGGAGAAAGAGACGAACTGTCTCCGACTTCCTGGGTGGGGGTGGGGGGCAACCCTCGCGCGGGCGCACACGCGTGAGAGTCTACTCCTACGTTACCTCCACCTCCTCCCTTCCCTATACCCTTTAGGGTATAGGTTCTTGAGGAAGCCCGCGCACACGTAGCACGAGACGTGCCATCGTCGTTTTGGCCGGGGTTTGGCCGTTCTGTGTCCGGGGTTTGGCCGGGGTTTGGCCGGGGTTTGGCCGGGGGTCGATGCAGGTTAATGAGATACACATACCCGCGTTGCCCTGACTCGAGCTTGAACCATTCGAGATCGAGCGCCTCGAGCGCCTTGATACGTCGGCGAGCGGTGCGCGATGAGCAGCCCAGGACGCACGCCAGCGCGGTCGCTGTCATCTCCTCGCCGAGCGCATCGCCGAGCACGCGACCATGCTCGGCGAGGCACAGAAGCGTCTCGCGCTCCAAGCCGAAGTGCATCCCTGCGTCATCGAGCTGCTGCTTGATGTGGTCGAGGTGGTTCATCGAAGCACCTCCTTCATGGTGGGTCCGAGCCACCCCGCTTGTGGTCTGCCAAGATGCAGGCTACTCTTCATGCATCTAAATCCATATGCAGCGAGGCGATTTGAATGTTGAGATGCGTGTTTGTGGCGCTCGTTTGTGTGTTCGGTTTTGGGTGTTCGACGGCCGCGACCGTGGCGCTTTCTTACGCTCCGGCTGCTGCTTCGGCTGCGGCGGATCAGAAGCGGCAACGCGACGCTGAAAAAGCGCGAGAGGATGCTCTTCAAGAAGCAGAACGCCGAAACGCCGATGTCCGAGCGAAGCAAGAAGCCGTGATGCTTCACGCGAACACATACATTGTCATCGACGACTCGAAGCTCCTTATCTCTCGAGCAACGGTGCTGGCTGCATTCGAGGCAGAGACTGCATGGCGAGATGAACGGGACAGGATGCTCGCGGAGGAAGACGCGAGACTCGAACGCATCGCAAACGAAGAGAACGTTGCAGCCTTCGCGTCTGAGCTGCTGATCGAGGCGGCTGAAAGTGCTTGGTTCGACACCGATCCTGAAACTCAGGCACTGCTCGCTCTCGAAGCCAAGAAGGCACGTGAAGCCGAAGAAAAACGGAAAGCTGCCGAAAAGAGAGCGAGAATCCTCGAGAAAAGAAGGCAGGCAGCCCTTGAGAAGAAGGAACGGGAGAGGGCTGCAGCTCGACGTGCGGCGCGCGAGGCTGAAGGCTGGGATGGCGCCACCACCAAGAGTTGCAGCAAGGGTTGCCCTTGCGGGAACACTTGCATTTCTTGCAACAAGACCTGTCGCAAATAAGAGGGGGCGTTGACCCCCAGGTTTCGTCAGAATACAATTCATAGACATGTGACCTCCTTATCAGGTCATGGTTAGAGGCCCCGCTTGAGTTCCAGTCAGGCGGGGCCTTTTGTTTAGGGCTCAGCGAGGATCAGCTCGAAGCTGAGGGTTTCCTGCTGCTCGTCCCATCTCACACTCCCCACAAAACCATCGCGCACTGCTGAGTTGATGACGTGCCAGACACGGCCCTGCTCCCAATCTCGAGAGCGCTCGACCTCTTTGGGAGAGAGATTGGCACAAGAGCAAGGCTGGTCAGTTTCACGCTGGGCATGGACGATGATGGCGGTCAGGTCACGAGCATAGTCCACGCCACTGTTTGCTAACGACTGCCGCCAAGCCTTCCTGGGTCGATTGTTTTTATCTTCATGCGGCATTTTCTACCTCATCGGGGTGGATTTTTTTAGCTTACAACTAACCCTTCTTGCAAGCAAAGCCAGTTTGGTTGAGGGGCTGCCTATGTCTGAAAGAGGTAGCTACAAACTTATCTTGGCCGCAGCGAGTTTTTACTCGTCTGAGTCACCGTAGATTTCGCGCCGCTTGATGAGCCTGTCGACCTCGTACTGAGCGCTCTCAACGAGATCTGCAAAGTCCGCCTCCAGATAGCGTGCGTAGATGAGGTGATAGTCTACCGCCATCCTGATGCCACGCTCGAGTTTGGCGACTTGAACGCTGTTCCAACCCAGCTTCTCGCTCATTTCTTTTTGGTTGAGCTCCGTGCGTTCTTGCCTGAGGGCCTTGAACTCACCACCGAGCGCCTCTCGCCACATCTGGGCGTACTCTTCGTCTGTCACAACTGGCTCCAAGTATGGTGCGATTGTGTCTCTCGTCGCTGCCGCGATCATGTCTTGACCTCCTTTTCTACCTCTATGCGGTGTTTCCCTCAAGCTCACGGCGGTTTCGATCTCCAGCCGAATGCGATCAAGCTAAAACAATACACCCAAAAAAGAAAATAGCCACCTCTATTCGGTGGATTTGTTCTTGACGGGATGGATTCAGCCCCTAACATCCACCTGTATGAGGTTGAATCATCTTCTCGGAGGTTGGTTTTGGACATCAAAAGACAGAACAAGCTCGAACATGAACTCGAACAAGAACTCGCTCGGATCCGCACGAGGCGACAAATCGCCGAGGCAACGGTCGACGAGTACGAACGCCGCGCAATCCGCGGGTGTCGACCAGGGCAGGCGATGCACATCGAAAGGCGCGTGGCGGAGCTCGAGCAGGAGACGGTCGAGCCGCTGCGAAGGCGCGAGATGGAGCTCGAGCGGGCCCTGACCGAACTGCTGGAGGCTGCATGAGAGCGCATGCCCCTGAATACCCCGAGACCACCAAGAGGATCGAGCCGGTCAAGGAGGTTGGCCGATTGCGCCAAAGCATATGCGCCAAGATCCGCCTGCTCGACCTGTGGACAAAGCGAGAGGCCGACGCGGGTCACCTCGACGACCTCGAGGTGAGGCGACGCGAGATCGCGAACGACCTCGGGCTCTACGAACTTATCGACAAACTCGAAGCGCTCGAAGGCGAGCTGCTTACCGACATGGAGGAGACACCATGGTGAACATCATCAAGAGCATGGACGACTTCAGCACGTTGGCGACCATCAGCGAACGCCTCAGCAGAAGCACCTTCTGTGGCGTCAAGAAAGCGGAGGACGCGCTGTGGATCGTCGCGACAGGCGCCGCGCTCGGGCTCGACCCCCTGGCGTCCTTGCGTGGCATCCACGTCATCAAGGGGAAGCCGACGCTGTCCGCAGACATGATGATGGCGGTCGTGCTGCGTCACGCTGCGTGCAAGCGCTTCGTCGTCACGATGGGCGAGGTGGAGGCGAGCGTGGAAGTTCTTCGTGATGGCTGGCAGGAGCCAAAGCACTACACCTTCACGCGAGCTGACGCACAGCGCGCGGGGCTTTGGGGCAAGGGCACGTGGGCACAGTACCCCCAGGACATGCTCAAGGCTCGCGCCATCTCGCGCGCCGCTCGGGCAGCATTCCCGGACGCCTTGCTTGGCGTGTACGTGCACGGCGAGCTGGACGGCGACCAGGAGGAGCCCACCTACTCCGCTCCCGAGCAGGTCATCGAGGCGGAGTTCCACGAAACAAAGCAGCTCGAGAGCAAGGCCGTCGCGCTGGCGACCGACGAGCAGGTCTATCGGTTCGGCGAGTTGATCGAAGAGACAGGCGTGAGCGTCGAGCAGGGAGAAGCCTTCGCGTCTCACTGCGCAGGAGGCGGCGACATCGGCGAACTGGAGGCCGAGACCCTCTCCAAATACATCGCCACGCTCGAGAAGGATGGGGTGGAGGCCAGGCGCTCGCGCATCCTCAAGGCCCTCGGTCTCGAGGACAAGGACGCCTCGGAGTCGGACTGGAACGCGGCGAGTCGAAAGCTCTGGGCCGTGATCGGCCAGGGGCTCAAGGCTGCGGGCTTCGGCTCTCGCGAGGTCGCCCGGCTTCAGGATGGCTACAAGCACTTCCTCTACCAGCGCGACAACATCGAATCCATGCACAACCTCAAGGTCGGCGAGCTCCGCGCCGAGGCCGAGCGTCTTGAGCGCATGGCCCCCGAAGGTCGCGGCGCCTACATCAAGGACCAGGCGCTCCCCTTCCTCGAGCAGGATGAGGAGGCGGCGTGATCACGCGGGAAGACTGCAAAGCCGCTGACCTCTACCTCGAGGCGATTCACGAGGCGAACCACGAGTGGTGGTACTCGCCGCGTCACGGCACGCGCCTGGCGATCGATCGCCACCTTGGCCGCGTCATCTGGCTGCGCCGCACGGTGCTCGAATACGAGGATGGCAGCGAAGAGGTCTTCTGGGACACCGACGGCGAGGTCATGCTCGCCAACAACCTCGATGAACTCCGACAGATCCTCCACCCCACTGAACAACGACCAGAAGAAGGACCGAGGTGCAAGCGATGGGTATTGATCTGAAACTCGCGTCGTCACTCGACGCCGCACAACTTCGCGTGGTCACACACCCGCTCGATGGCCCTCACGCGTTCGTGGTTGCGGGCGCGGGGAGCGGAAAGACAAGGTGCGTGGCCTACCGCTGTGGGTGGCTTATCGAGCAAGGCGTCGAGCCTTCCCGCATCACCGCCGTGAGCTTCACCAAGAAGAGCGGTGACGAGCTCGGCGAGCGCATCATCAAGGTGCATCCTGAGCGCGGCGGCGAGGTCACGGCGTCGACCTATCACTCGCTCGGCTATTCCTGGCTGCGCGAGTGGGAACTGTGCACGGGCTCGAACGTGTGGATGGACTACCACGCGCTCAGGGTTTTGCGAGACCTGCTCAAGAAGCAACGTCGCTGGCCCAAGAAGGTCGGCGCCGAGGAGCTGCTCGCGCTGTTCACCCAGGCCAAGGAGAAGGCGCTCCTTCCCTCGCAGATCGAGACCGCCCTGTACGAGTGGGGGCGCAGCCATAACTGCCCCGCCATCGTCGGCGTGTGGCGCCAGTTCAACCAGGCCAAGGCCGAGGACGGCGCCGTCGAGATGATCGATATGATCTGGCGCTGGTGGGTCGAGATGACCACCAAGCCCGAGCGCGCAGGTCAGTGCCAGCGCGCGCAGGACTACTTCTTCGTCGATGAGGTCCAGGACCTCGACGCGCTCCAGACACGCATCATGGAGCTCCTCGCGCGCGACGCCCAAGTCATGGCCATCGGCGACCCTCGCCAATCGATCTACGCGTTCCGCGGCGCTGATCTCTCGAGGCTGCGCTACTACGTCGAGGAGAAGCTCGGCTGCGAGGTCCTCACGCTCGACACCAACTACCGCTCGCGCGAGCGCATCGTGCGATGCGGCTCGATCATCATGCGCGGCGCGAGCGAGGCCGAGTGGTCTGGCGAAGCGATCGCACACCGGGAGGAGCATGGTCACGTCGAGATCTGGGAGCCACAGAACTCGACCGAGGAGGCCGAAGAGGTCTGCGTCGACATCCGCCGCCGTTTGCTCGATGGCGCGAGCGCGGATGACATCGCCATCATCTACCGACAGAACGCGCAGGCCGCTGCCTTCGAACGCGCGCTCGGCGTCGCAGGTGTCCCCTATCTGGTCCATGGCGCGACGAGCTTCTTCGAACGCGCCGAGATCAAGGATGCGCTCGCCTACCTCAAGCTCGTGGTGGACCCGAGCGACTTCGAGGCAGCCAAGCGCGTGCGCTCCAAGCCTTGCCGTTACCTCGGCGATCGCTCCTGGCGTTCCGTTGAAGACCAGCGCGCCGCGACCGTCATCGAGGCGCTCGGGCTCGCGGCAGACCTCGCATCCTCCAGGGAGGCCGATCGCTTCGAGCACTTCCAACGCCAACTCGAGGAGCTCGAGGCGCTTGCGCTCGAAGGTCCCGCCGTCGTGCTCGAGCGCGTGCTCGAGCTCCGGGGGCTCGACAACCTGACCTTCCAGTCTCGGTACGAGGGGGAGGAGGAGGAGGACAACGATCGCGTCCAGAACCTCGCCGCGCTCATGGCCATCGCGCGCGGCTGCGACTCCATCGAGAAGCTCCTCACCGTGGCAAGGCCACCTCGCAAGAGAGGTGAAGCAGCGGTGCACCTGATGACCGTGCACAAGAGCAAAGGCTTGGAGTTCCCCTACGTCTATCAGGTCGGCGTCATCGGCACGATCTACCGCGACAACGACGAGGAGTCGCGCCGGATTCTCTATGTCGGCGCCACGCGCGCTGAGGACGAGCTCGTGATCACGATGCCCAAGGAAGTCCTCGGGAGGCCCGGTTCCCCGAGCGTGTACCTGAACCCGCTGCTCGACCACATGACATCGACCGAGGCCGCAGCGGAGTGACGGCGCTGTGGGGCGGCATACGCGCGCCCCGCTTCGGGTCACACCGAGGCGTCGTTTCGAGCCAATGAAGGCTCACCATAAGGAGGCAAGGATGCTGACACTGACACGAAAGGTCGACGAGAAGATCGCCATCTATGACGCGCACGACGGAACCTTGATCGCCGAAATCCTCGTGAAAGAGGTGAGCAAAAAGCAGGTTCGCATCGGCGTCGAGGCCGAGCGCGAGTTGGGGATCGACCGTTGGGAAGTCTACGCCAAACGCATGCGCCTGGAGGAAACCGATGACCAGCCCTGAAGACAAGGTGCTCGAGCTCACCAAGCTCGAGCGACGCGCGAAGATCCCTGAGTTGGCCATCGGCCAGTGGCACGCGCAGCTCCTCGAGGAGCACAGCGCGGGTGATTTGCTCGGCATCGGGAACGAGGGATTAGGCCGAATACTGAGGATTGTGCGCCCCATGTCGCCCGAGCAGTTCCGCAACTGGCTTGAGGCGCAGCTCGGTGACGAGGAGCTCGAGTACTTCGAGCCGCAAGACGAACCAGGGCAGCCGATCGGTCTTCTGATGGCGAGACCATGGCGCGAGGGAGGGCTGTTGTGAACCAGCTCGAACTCATCGAGGGGCAAGGCTCCTACCAGGCCGGCGCACGCGATGACCTCGACTATTACCCCACGCCGCCCGAACTCCTCGGGCCGTTGCTCACGCGCTGGGGGATACTTCGAAGCAAGCAGCGCATCCTCGAGCCGTGCGCAGGCCGCGCGCTTTCGCTGGCGCGCGTGCTCCAGTCGGAGGGGCACGAGGTCCTGACCGCGGATATCGATCTGCTGGCGCCCGTGGACATGCACGTCGATGTGCTCGAGCACGACTGGAGTCAGCACAAGGCGGACGTGGTCTTGACCAACCCGCCCTATCTGGTGGGCGACATGCACGCCGCTGACGTGATCCGCGCGCTGCTCCCTCATGTGAAGTGGGGCGTCTTCCTGCTTCGCACGACCTTCAAGGAACCCTGCGCGAACCGACTTGACCTGGTGACTGGTGAGGGCGCGCCCGTGCGCGTGATCACCAACCCTCGGGTCTCCTTTCGCGGCAAGGGCACCGACACGACCACGACGAGCTGGTTCATCTGGCGCGGCGCCAAGACCCGATACCTCCGCATGCCGAGGCAAGGCTGGTACGGCGAGACCGTGCACCCCAACGAACTCGAGCGATGGCGCATCCGCTTCGCCGAGAGAGGGTTGCTGTGAGCCAGTTCAGCCACCTCACAAGAGACCAGCTCGAGAGGCTTTATGTGCTCGCGCTCGAACGTGCGGCGATTGCCGAGGGTCGCATCGCCGCGGCTGAGCTTCGCGCCGCCAGAGCCGAGTCTGATTTGAACCGATTACAACGCGCGCAGAAGGCCGCGGCCAGGCGCCGTGCACTGCGCGAGCAAGGACAGGAGGAACTCGCGATATGAAAGCAGAACAAGCATACGAAGCGCTTCGCCACGCAGCCGAGAAGGTCGCCGACACTCGACACGAACCGCACTCGGGCCGCACCGAAGCCTATGAGGCGCTCGTCAAGGTCATCGACGAGGAGCTCGCGCCGAAGCTCGACGACGTTTACGAGGCGCACCAAGAAGAGCTCGCCGCGCCCGAGGACTACCGAGGAGGGATCCTCGAGGAGCTGCGGCGCGAGCGCGAGAAGCAAGAGAAGGAGTGGGACATCGCGCACGACGACGCACACTCCCTCGAGGAGTGGGTTGCTATCCTCGTGTGCGAGATGGGGCCTATCCCGTGGGGTGGCGAGGTCGACTCGCGCACCGCGCTGGTGAAGGTCGCCGCCGTGGCAGTCGCAGCGATCGAGGCCATCGATCGTCGCGGCCCTGGGATCGATTGAGGGAGGGTTGAGATGACCAGCAGACTGATCACGAGAGTCGAGTGCGACCACCAAGACTGCGCCGTCCACCGTGATGTCCGAGAGGTCGCGCCAGGCAGCGCGCGCGAAGCGCTCCGACGCTACGGCTGGAGCTGCGAGGACATCGGCGGGAGCTACCACGACTACTGCGGCGCCTGCACCGAGAAGAGGCGCCAGGCCGAGGAGGAAGAGGAGTGAGCACGCAACCAATTCAGATCGACACCGCGCGCGCCATCATGCGCGGCCAGGCTAAGGACCTTCGCCACAACCGCAAGCTCGACGATGCCGCCATCGCCGAGGCGAACCGAGTCACGCTCGAGCTCCGCCAGCGGATTCCCTGGATGTGGCGCATGCGCGGCGCGTTGCGCGACTGGTGGGCAGGGAGAGCAAACCGATGACGTATTTCCACAGACCACAACCGCTCGAACAGCTCGCCGAGCATCTTGGCTTCACCACGACGCGAGGGTTGAAGAGGTCGCCGAAGTTTCGGCACATCGAGCAGTTCGGCGCCCTCTTCCGGGTCAAACCAAGCGTCGAAGTCCTCGTGTTCGATCAGGGCCTCGATGGACCTTGTTCGCTCGCTTTCATCGCCGAGCAGCTCGGGCGCGAGGTCGAAACCATGAAGGCGCACGCAAGCCGAGACATCTACACATGGCTCTCGAAGCGCCTCCCCAACGACAACGAACTCGTGGTGGGCCGATCTGAGTACATCTACACCTTCGACCAGGACGCATTCGACGGGAGGGCAGCGGCATGAGGTGGACAGGCGCCGACATCCTCGCGCAGCTCGACGAGGGCTGGGAGATCGACGAGATCGCCGCGGCGACCGGGATGGGCATCGCCGAGGTCAAGCGGCTGATCCGCGAGCAACGATACAAGAACACAACGCAAGCCAAGGTGGAGACCATGACCAAGACCAAACAAGAGGAGACCACGCAGGCCGAGCATCCCGAGTGGGAGTGGAGCTCCATCCGCGCGCTCTCCATGCTGCCAGGCGCGCCACCCTACGGAACGCTCCAGTACCGATTTAGCAGCGGCACAGCGCAGTGGGCACACTACGAAACCGCGAAGCCAGAAGACCTCGAAGGGGTGGAGGCGGATCCGCGCGCCAGGTCGCTCGGGCGGCTCGCCCCTGGGACCACCTGGGAGCCTCTCAAGCCTGACCAAGACGAGCAGCCCACCGGCCCGGATAAGGCGCCAAAACGAGAGACCGCAAAGGAGAACGCGCAAATCGCCACGCTCGAGACCGCGTTGATCGCCGCGCGTGAAGAGGCAGCCAAGCACAAGGCCACAATCGCGCAGATCGCGAAGGAGAGAGACGCGCTCGAAAAGATCGGCGAGGTCCTAGCGCGTCACACTGCGTTCGGTGGCGACGAGCTCAGCGTCAGCGAGATGTGCGAGTTGATCGAGGCGGCCTTCGAAGACGCAGGCGAACTTCCAGTCATCAAGCGCGAGCTCGAGCTTGTGAGCGAGAAGATCGTCGAGCTCGAAACCTGCTACAACGTTGCGCGCGAGACTCGCTTGACATGGGCGCAACGTGCTGCGGCGGCCGAAGCCACCCTTGCAAGCATTCAGGAAGCGCTCGAACCCATCGGCGATTTCGCAGGCAAGGACACGCCGATCGATCAACGCATCGCACAACTCGTCGAGCGGTCGTTCCGTGAACACGCGAATCTCTACGCGATGCAGCAGGCCGCGCTCGAGTTCATGGAGAAATACGACGTTTCCGATGATGGCTGGTGGGATTCTGATCTGGTCGATTATGTGAACGCTGCGTGCCAGGGCATCGAGAACCACTATGACAAGCAATTTGCTGGCGTCGAAGACATGCGCGAGGCCCTCCTCGCCGTGCACCGTGAGTGCGAGCGACAGGGTTATGGCGCTGATGATAAGCGCGCTGCGGTCGAGAAGGTGCACGACATCATCGACTATGCCGAAGAGCTCGTGCGCCTCGTCGCGCGGCAAGACCAGCGAATCAAAGAACTCGAGTCCAAGCGCGAGCTCACGATCGAGGAAACCGACACGCCGGAGCACCATGAGCGCGGCGAAGATGAAGCCGGTGGGACAATCGCGCGTCGTTTGGATCGACTGGCTGACCTCGAAAACGAGCTCGCCAACTTCTACGCCCTTCGCGCGACCGAGGACTTTGCGGATCCAGATGACCGCTGCTGGGACCTCGAGCACGCCACGAAGCACGTCCGCCGATGGCAAGAGGTTGTCGAGGAGCAAGACAGGGAGGCAGGCCGATGAGCGAATACGAAGAGCATTCGGGCGATGAGATCAGGTGTCCTTATTGCGGCATCGTCAACACCGATTCGTGGGAGCACGACCGCGAGCGCACATACGAGTGCGAGAGCTGCTGGATACCGTCGAAGCTGGAGGTGGACACCGCCATCACCTACACCACGACGCCATCTGCCAAGCTTATCCAGGACGAGATCGAAGATCTGGAGAGGCGCCTTCAGGGAGGCGCGGTTTGGCCCTCCGAACGCATCGCCAGGCTGAAAGCAGTGATTGCCAAGCTGGAGGAGGCCGAACGATGAATAGCGAGGCACCTTATCTGGCGTCCATCGTCGAGAAGCAGGCCGAGCAGATCGTGGAGCTCGCGCGCGAGAACGAACGCCTGCGCGCGCAGCTCGGCAACGCCTCCAATGTCGATGAGGAATTGATCGACTGTCGAACCGCGGCCGCACTCCTCAACATGAGCGAGCAAGGTCTGCGTCAGCTCTCCCGCGAGGGTGAGGTGCCGAGCGCGCGCAAGGTCGGCGGTGTCTGGAGATACTCGAAGGTCGCATTGATCACCTGGTCGCGCTAACCTCCAAGGCTCACAGGATGAGCCGCCTCAACACACGAGGTAACTCATGGAAGCAAGACGACACCCACAACGCGGGTATTGGGAGGTGTACTTTCGCTATCCCGACCCGGACAACCCGCGCAACAACCGGACCTTCCGCAAGAAGAGTCCGGTTCAAACGCGGCGTGGGGCCGAGAAGTGGGGCCGAGAGATGCTGGCCATCTACAGCGACCCGATACGCTTGAGAGAGGAGACCCGAGCGCTCCCCACCCTCCAGACCTTCGCTCGCGAGGTGGAGCGTGTGGTCTGGAAAGTGGAGCTCAGCGACCGCTCCGTCGCCAAGTACCGCTCTGTGCTCGACAACCAAATTCTACCAACCCTGGGAGACCTGATCATCGATCAAATCGACGTTCAGAAGCTCACGCACTGGCGGGCCGACATGGTCGAAGCCGATCTGAGCGTCGAGTATATCAACGCCGCGACACGCATCGCCAGCCAGATCCTCGGCGTCGCGAAGTCGTGGGGAATGATCACGCTCGTCCCCACCCTCAAGAGGCTCCCACCGGAGGAAGAGGAGCCCTGGGATTACCTGACCGAAGACGAACAGGATCGCCTCGAGGCTCAGCTCGATGACACCCTTGATCGAGACTGCATGATCATCATCGCGCTCGACACGGGCATGCGCGACGGAGAAATCCGCGCTATGACATGGGGGAACATCGACCTGAAGGCGAAGCAGATCTGGGTCAAGCACTCGCTCACGAGCAAGGGAAAGCTCGGCCCGACGAAGAACCGCAAGCACCGCATGATCCCCATGACCGAGCGCGTGGCGAAGATCCTCACCAGGCAACGCGCCAAGACCTTGCTCGCAGGGGATTGGGTGTGGACAGAAGAAGGCAAGCCGTACAAGACCAACAAGATCTTGCGTCGGCTGCGGAGCCGTCTTCGGCTGGCAGGGATGAGGGAGATCCGGGTGCACGACCTGAGACACACGTTCGCCTCGAGGCTCGTCCAACGAGGTGTATCGCTCCAGGTCGTCAAGGAGCTGCTCGGCCACTCTCGCATCAAAGAAACCGAGCGCTATGCGCACCTCGCGCCGGAGCAACACGCGGAAGCGGTCGCGGCGTTGGAGCGCACAAAGTTGTACTCTGATTGTACCGAAAATGCCGAGGGCCTTGATCCCGAGTGTTCATCGGCATAAAACGCGCACTGTAAAGACGCACTGCGTCATATCCGCGAACTCGCTCAAACCCTGATATGGTGGGCTCATCCTGTGTTCACGCGGATATGACGCGGTTTTCTTTTGTTGCTCGTTGTTGTTGGTTATCGCCGGATGCCGCTATGTATTTTGTACCGTCGTTGTACCGTACAAAATCGACGTGCTCTTCAACACCCTCCCCTCCCTGTTCGCGGTACATATCGTGCCGGGGGTGCTCGATCTGCTTGGTCGGGCGCCAAAGACAACCTCAGCAAATCTCGATCGTATCAGCTTCGACATCGACCTCGTACTCGGTGGTGGATGCCTCCGAACGACATCGTTCAGCGAGCGTATACTCGATGTGCTCGAGCAAGGTGCACACGTCCTCCATCGCTTCGATCATCTCCGCGGCGCGGTGTTCTTCGAAGAGGCTGCCGCTTTTCAGCTGAGATGTGACCCACGTCGCGTTGCTCTGGATCGCGCCCAGATACGATGCGAACACGTGAGCGTCCGGGCTTCGGGCGGGTACTGATTGCAATGCTTGGTTGCCCCTGCCCACGAGCGACAATAGCAACTCCCCACCGGAGGTGCTCTCGAGAAGCTCGCGCGCAAACTGATGTGGCTTGGTCTTGTGGGCCTGTGAACTCGGCACGCGCCAATGATTCTTCCTATCCATTTCTACCCCCTCTTGGTGTCCTCTCCCCTAAACGGACCGTCAACGCCGAGTGTTTAGCATCTAATAACAACACCACGCTTAGAAATAGGAACGTTGGAATCTCATTTTTCTCAGTATCAAGCCGTGATCTCATGCTCGGATTGCGCTATTCTCAGGTTACAAAAACTTGGCAAGCACAACTAAAGGGGGTCGGGATGCTCGAAGCAAGCTATGGCTGCAACTCGATTGTGTCATTGCAGCTCAAGACAGATGGCATCTGTCGTGAGATGCGGCGCACTGTGACACGTGACGAAGTGTTCGTGCTTTGTCGTGTGGTTTCGTGGAAACTCGTCTTGCTCATGTGCCGAACAAAACAAACGGGGGAGTCGGGGCTGTACATACTCGTCCCCTCAGACGAGGATGCCTACCTGGTGCTCTACAACTATGCCATTAAAGGGAAGTTTCGCCATAGTCGTCACCCCCTCGATGATAACTCACGAAAGTGGTGGAAGGACGCAGGCAAGCTCATTTGGTGACTTCATCGAAGCAGAACGTGTTCGCTCGAGTCGAATGCCTCGCGCGCCTTCTGTGCGTTGTTGATCTTCTCTTCAACGCCGAACGCACCAACCACCTTGAACGTACCGAGCGCGAGCTCGTTGTCCTCATCTGAAGGGACGAGGATGAACACCCTCCGCTTACCGCTCGAGCGCGCTGTAGTGGATACGAGCACACGACTCCAACCCGTGACATAGCCACTGACTAGGAGGTGTCTTGGCTCTGGGGTTGATCTGCTCGAGCGATGCCAGTCGCCGTCGGCCTTGACCTCGACGACCTGGTCGGCTGTAAATCCAAAGAAGAGAGATAGCATGGTAGTGCCTCCATCGGTGGAACCCCGAGAATCCTCTCTGGAGGCACGCTCGGTCAAGCAGCTTGCTTGCGATTCGACTCACGAGCCTTGCGGAAAGCGAGCTTTGCAGACTCGCGGTAGTCGGGAGAGGTCATCCATCCCCAGGCGAGCCGAGCGAGCTCCCAGTCGCGATCGGCCAGGGCCGACCTGAACTCGCCGAACAACTCGCCGTCATCCATGGACTTGAAGAGGAGCTTCTGTTGGTGCAAGCCGAGGTGCTTGATGCATACAGGGCCGATGCCGCTCCTGATGCTGTCCGGGTCGGTGAGTTCGCGCCCGCACTCGCGGCATGTGCACTCGACCTGGTAGCCAAACCCGTGCTTGCTGATCCAGCCTTCAGGGTTGGCCACGATCGATGCGTGAGCGCGGTGGGTCTTGTCGTCGAACTTGCGGAAGGGCTTGACCTGCCCCTCCTGGTCGACAATGGCGAAGCTCTCGAAGTCGCGCCCGACCTTCTTGGCCACCACGCGCACCTTCTTCTTGTTGCGCTTGGGTCCCCACTTCTCGGTGCGGATGCGGTAGATCTGCACCCCGCCAGTGGCGGGGTTGGTGACGGTGAGGTGCCCGTTGAAGAGCTCGACGCTGTACTCGGTATCCGTGTTCATGATGTTCTCCGGTAAGGAGCTATCAGGTTCCGCCTGACTCGGCCGGGGTCATGTCCCCCGCTGACAATATTTAATCTAGGGTGGTATCAAATTTTGTGTAACTTTATTTTTATCGTATTGCGAGCAAAAAACAGTTTTCAGTCAGGGTTCCATCTTGATGTTGCCTGAACATCGATGCTATCTCTGAATCAATACACTTCATGAAAACCGCTCGGAGATCCATATGCCGCCAGCCTTCACACCGCCTTTGTCATTGGCAGAAGTTCAAGCCGTTTTTGCTTCCGAAGGCATTCAGGTTGACGAGGTGTTGGGTTCAGGAGGGCAGGGAGCAGCGTTCAAAGCAACTGACAGTAAAACAAACAAGGTGGCTTTAAAGATTTACGGCCCGCAGACAACCCTCCCGAGAATTGAGGGGGAAATTGCCAAACTCCAAGAGCTCGATTCGCCCCATGTGGTCAAACTGTTTCAATCCGGCGACTGCCAACTCCGAAACTATCCGTTTCGTTGCCCGTATATAACACTCGAGTTTATCGATGGGCAGCCCTGCAATGAGTTGGTTGGCAGCATAGCGAAAGAAACGGGGCAAAACCTTGACGCTGAAATATCAAAGCTCTTGTTAGATGTTGGTGATGGCCTTGATGTCATATGGTCAAAGAGGATTGTCCACAGAGACATCAAACCCGCAAACATAATGAGATGCACTGATGGTTCGTATACCATTCTGGATTTCGGACTCGCCAAAGCTCCTGATGACGATTCAATCACGGCCACAGGGTTCGTAGTTGGTACTCCAGGATACATGTCCCCAGAACAAGCGCGAGGCGCGAGACGCCTCACGATTCGCTCAGACTTGTTTGCGCTTGGGATCACCGCTTACTACATTGCATCAGGAGAACACCCATTCCACGGGTTCCAACACTTCATAGGAAGTGCTCGCCCCAAGCCACTCTGCGATGTTTGTGATGTAAGCCAGCGAACAGGAAGCGCCGTCGACTCCTTGCTAGAACTAGACAGAATGAACAGACCAACTTCAATCTCAAGCCTGTTAGGATAAAAACATGTTCTACCTGAATGTAGGTTACCACTGGGACGTATTAAGAGAAGTCAAGGACGCCATAAGAGGCGCAATCTTTTGCGCCTCTACAATCGATATGGTTGCAGCACTAAGGAGAGAGTGCGCGTTGCCAAACAAAGTTTTATTTGATCCTCAGATGTATCTGCTGGACTACGAACTCGAGCCAGAGACTCACCTCTCACTCGTGAGACGGCTTTGCACCTACAACTTCTTCGGAATAACAAGGCCTGAGTTCAATAGCAGTGAGCAGAACCAGTCGGAATACAAACAAGGTTTGTCCGAAAACCTAAACGAGATCTGGAAGAATAAATCACCTCACGATCGCATATGGGGTGATTTGGTAGAAGCCGCAATCGCATTCCAAAAACTATTCGGCGTATCAAGTTATATTTTGCCATCAATCTTGATACGAGACCCAGAAGATAACTTGGATAGGTTCTTTAATCGGTTGGATGAGGCATCACAACACATACCAGATGACAAGCCTACGTACATCTCGGTAGCGCTCAGTGAAGCCGCCATGGCTCATAAACCGGCCTCTGAAAACGAGCTGTTAGCATCCCTTGCAGATGAACTAACTGCGCGACCTGAGATCAAACATGTCTATATAGTTTTAGCATCAGAGTCTTCGAATAGCATTCGACACCTTAACCCAAATGCAATTGGTGGCTTTCTTGCTCTCACTAAGTTGCTTTCGGAAAACAAGATAGATGTTCTGGTGAACTTTGCTGAATCGCTCGGGATAGCTGCGTTAGGCTTTGGAGCTGGGGGTTACGGTGCAAGCTACTACAATAAAGGAAGGGCGCTGAGGTTGTCTGACTTTGTAGAAACAAAAGGTCGCGGCGCTTACCCTAATTTCCATTCAACCCATTTGGCAGTCGATTTCGAAGCCGAAAACGATTTGGTGAAAGTTAGAGATTGCCATTTGTTGAAGTGCCTGAAAGACAGTTGGACTCCTGCTTCAAAAAATCTAAAAAAAGCTCTTGAAGCAGGGCAATCACCAGCAGTCATACCAGGTTGGGCCAGAACAAAGAACAACACTAAACTTGCTAGGATGCAATTTGCTCACGGACACAGCAAAATGGGGGACCGCAAATGGACTCCTTCAGATGTATTAGACTGGTTACAAAACGCTGAAATGATCACAGATTATATTGACAAAAAAACAAGCAACAATCCGATGTCATATAAGTTCAAAACAGCACATCTCAAGGTGTGGAGAAAGTCTGTTGAAGATCTGGTTAACTTGTAAACCACTCGTCTTTTTGGTGGCGAGCCATGTCCCAAAGCAATCTCAGCCTCATATTATTAATTTGGTCCCGCGCATTTTTGGTAGCGCGGGGTCGTACGAGTTTGAATATTCGACCTGACTGATCAAGTACCGCAAGTCCCAATCCTCTCTCTTTGCATTCCTTTCTCAGTTCGGAGTTTTCACGCTGCTCATCTGGCATTATAACCCAGGATCGATCTGACTTTTGTGCGTAAACAGCAGCTTGTATGATCGCTTGTCGCCAGTCATACAACTTGGCCTCAAACGCCACCACCTCAGATGGTAAGATGCAATGCCAATCACCAGCTGCCAACGCCATACCTGATTCTGTTCTTGTAATCAGGTGATGGCGTTCCATCTTTCTGGTGATTTCTTTCACCTTATTTAGGTCGCTCCACGTTCTCGATGCCAAAGTCTCGGCCTTGAGAGGTCTGGGCACCAACTGCGCCATATAAAACAAGTCCGATTGTTTGACTTGTCTAAATGGCTTCAACCTTTTTTCACTGGGTGGAGGATTTTGAAATCTGGCCAAAACTATGTCAGCTATCCGACCACCGAAGTCGACTTCAAACCTATATTGAAAAGTGCCGGGTTGAAGCAGAAAGCTACCCAAATGAGGAATGAAAGCTGTCACCAATTCTTTTTCGCTCAAAAAAGTCACGATTGAATCCAATGAGGGGCGGCAGAAGCTTTCAGATATGCTGTTTGGTTGTTCAGTGTAGGTCTTGCCTGCGCAAAACACAATCATATGACGATCGATTAACGATCGCTTGAGCTATTGCATTTTTGACAATATGTGTTAGTGGCCAAACAGGTCAAGCATCAGCCTGGTGCAAATCTCACACGACCACGCAACATCTCCATCGACACGCCCGATAACCTCCATGAGCGCAATCCCGCGCACCACGGAGGTTCCCATGCACCCCAACGATCAAGACGGCCTGAAGCAAATCACCGAGGAGCTGCTCGCGTGTGGCGTCCACCTGGACGAACCACGCGAGCCACTGGAGGTGGGCATCCTCGAACCCACCGAGGACATGGCGCCGCGTGAGCCTCGCGCTCGACGGCCAAGCCGGTGGTGCGACAAAAAATCTGGTAGACAGTTGATCTCTTATGCTTGGTGCGGCAGGCTTGACTGAACGAACGAGCAGCTAACAACACAGGAGGTTAGCCATGGAAGAGGATTACACGGTCATTTATGAAGATGCGGATTTCCAACCAATGGAGGCATACGACCGCGAGCAAACGAAATACATACGGGTTGCCGTACCAGGAGAGCTCATCTTGATGACCCATCTGAGCGGTGGACTCCCTGGATTCAATGCCATTTACACTGGAAGTACAGACCATCCTGCAGGGCCATTTGAAACGGTCTTGGGTTGCACTGATCCCGAAGTGGCGATCCAACGTGCAGTCGACTGGTACGCTACCATCGCCAGATGACCACGCTACCACCAGCCACGCACGCGCCAGCGCCACCCACGAGCTTCCAATCCCGCTGACTCGCGCCGTACCCTGCGACTGCTGAGCAGATCACCACAGCGGTCCACCCCACCACCGCCCCCCGCGACATCCTGCTCTTCTCCTCGTGTAGCTCGAGCTGCAAGCGGAGCACTTCATCCTGGGCGGCCTTCTTTTCGCGCGTGAGGGCCAGCGAGCAGGTTTATCTCGTACATCATTGGAGCCAAGATAGGTTCTCCCTTCCTGCCGTTGGCACCCATCCTGACAAGGCTCGCGCTTCTTTATCTTCTTGATGCAGTCGGAAATTTACGTAAACTCGAATGAGTCAAATTAATTTATTGCGTCTGGAGTTCTCGTTAGTGCCACTGGCTGGCACTTTTGATTTCAAGTTCCTTGGTCAATTGTTTGTAAAGTTGGACTTATCTAACCCATATCCGAGCAAGGATTATGTATGAGCGATGAAAAGTCGTATCCCGATACTGAGAATGCGACGCCAACCAATAAAACCCCGAAAAGAGCGATGGTAAATGGCAAGCCTGTGCGTGTTGGGGAAGACTTGGACGATGCCCATAGGGAACTGACTGAGTACTTCATGCAGATCAATGATGAAGCAGGAGTGTACGAAGCAAATCCGTTGATGAGCCAAATCCACGACAAATTAGAGCGATTGGCACACGAGGGCACTCCCAAGCGTATCGTACTCAGCCATCGTGGGTTGCTTGTTATGGGTTCTTGGTACCCAGAGCATCGTGCAGATGAACTGTCCGAAGCAATGACCTCGGGTCGGTTTACGGAGACCTTTTCGACTGCTGACCAAGTCAACATTCTTATGCAAGGTTTTCATTCACTGGCAACCCAAGTTTTGCAAAACACGAATCATGCTCTCCGAACCGAGGATAGTGAAGATCGGCAAGATGCATGTGACACCGCCATTCGTCTTTTGCGAGTGATTGGCGATCAGGTTGATGCGCTTGTTCGTCAGGTTGATTTTGTTAAACAGGGACTCCACTTGGAGGACGAAGAGGGGGCAAAATGAAGGTTTTGAAAATTGCCATGTTCCTCATGTTCTGCATGGCGTTCTGCGGATGCGAAGGCGATAAACCTACAACTTGGATGGAAATCATCAGTCTCGGAGTAAGCATCTGCGCCGCTCTTGCGAGCGCGGTATCACTGTATTTCGCCGGCAGATCGGCGACTGCGGCGGAGACGTCTGCCAACGCCGCCAAAGAAACTGCACAGATTGAAAAGGATTGGTTGGAGAGGAATGTTAACATCTCACAAAATTATGTGGAACCAAGCGGACATGAAGTGCCAATTGGAGGTTTGGGTTTCAAGATATCAAACCCGCATCGTTCACTTGTTTGGGTTGAGGAACTTCGCGTGTGTTTCGGTGATGTGGTTTACGCCAAAAGTGACCAGGCAGATGGTTGTCTTACAATTTTGAGAGGTGGAGGCAGCGCGCGTGGTGCTCTCGGTCGGAGAATCGAAATGAGGAGCCTCGCCTTCCATAATCCCCCGTTTCTCTTACAACCAGAGGATCAGATCGAGGGCTTGTTTCACCTCGATGCTATTCTTCCTCTGTTTTTAGAAAGTCTCGGCGAGATCAGTGAGTTTGCTCCGGTGATTGAGGCAAGAATAAGACACCGCGAAGGGTGGGTCAAAGGGGCTGCTCAAACTCTAAACCTTCGAGAATTGGCCAAGGCTTTAGAGGAATACGAAGCGACTCGAGAAGAACTCCAGCGGTCTGACTTGGCCAAGGAGTTGGCCAAAGAATTGAAGGGGGCCAAAAGCGGGTCGGCAATCAGCGAAAGACTTGAGCAGGTAATGGAGGAGCACGGTGCAGACGTTGGAGCTCTGGTTGTCAGGGCACTGAATGCTGCGAAGGCGGAGCCGGAAGAGGCCGCTATGACCGGGAGTGAATCAATAGCCGAGTATCTGGGTTCAAGAAATAGATCAAGCAATGAGTAGCGAACAGCCAGTTTTCAGCCAGAACAAGAGCAGCGTTACGCGTCGAAGCCAACCCATCTTTCACTCCTTCTCGCGCTCGCGCTTCCACTGGTGCGCTCTCCCGCCCGCGTACCCGAGCACAAACACGCCGACGAGGATCACGAGCACCTTCTTCCAGGTCGGCCTACGCGCGAGCTCCTCGAGTTGTTTTCGCTGCTGCTCCTTCTGCGCGCCGCAGCTCATCGCCTCCCTGTGACAGGAGCGCTCCTTGAGCTCGAGCGCGCCCTCGAGCGCGCTGATCTCGCCCGCGCGAAACTCGGCGCACATGCTCGCGCGACGCATCGCACGCGCCGCGCACTCGCGCTCGGTCTCGCTCTCCTTGCAGCGGGTGGGCTCGCAGTTCTCAGTCGTTGGACGTGTCCCACCACTGGCTACCGGGGGGGACGCCCTTGTGGTCGCCGGGTGTGTCAGAAAGGTGGCCATCAGTGCGAATGTCATCAGGTGGCGGCGCGTCATCGATTACCTCCGAGAGGTCTTTTGTGGGGGTGGGGGCGGGACGAAGAGGAGGCTTGACCTTGACCTCCGTGACAAGCCCCGGACCTGTCTCCTCCTCGAGCCCTTGCGGTTCACTCTTCTCATCTTCTTCTTTGCTTCCCCCCCTCTCCCACAGCTTCCCCCCGAGCAGGGCAGACAGCAGCGCGGCGAGCACGCCGAGGGCCTTGGCGAGCAGGGTCTTCCCCTGGATAAGCATCACGACCATCAAGGTCAGCGACACCAGGACGAGCCCGACGAGCGCCAGGTCACTCCAGGCCAGCAAGATCAACTCGTTCATGGCGCGCTCTCCTTTTTCAAAAGCCTCGCCCACTCACAGCGCAGCGTGTCCACCAGGGGAGCCGAGGCGTCTTCGGTGATCTCGCCCTTGACCAAATAGCCCTTCGCGCCGAGCTCCAGCGCGCGCGCCCTCGTCTCCTCATCGCCCAGGCCCGACAGCACCCAGATCGTGAGGTCGGCCAGTTTCTTCTCCGCGCGCACTTGCTCGAGCACCTCGAGCCCGCTCATGTCCGGGAGTTCGAGATCGAGCAGCGTGATGTAAGGGCGCTCGAGCGCGCCCGAGCGCATCAGCGTCAAGGCTCCCACCCCTGTCTCGGCCACGGCGATCTTGTGCGCGACGTGGTGCCGCCGGAGGCTGCGCAGCAAGTGCTTGCGGTCGGCGCTGTTGTCCTCGACGAGCAGCACGTTTAGGGACGCGAGGTTTGTCACGAGGTCCTCCTCGCTCTGCGCGACGTCACTCGTGATCTCCTCGAGCGTGAGCGGCACGGGAATCCCCGGCATCGACTTCGAGCGCTTGCGCCCCGCGTCCGCCTTCTCCTCTTTCGTGTGCTTCTCGCGGTGCACCCGATCGAGGATGGCGCTGATCTGTTCGGGGTGCTCCTCGGCGAAGTAGAACCCGTCCAGCACGCGGTCATGCTCGCGCAAGATCTCATTGCGTTCGTCCTTGACCTCCTCGAGCTCCTGGCGAAGTTGCTCGATCTCAGCCTTGTGCTTGTCGCGATCCGTCTCGCACTTCTCCTTGTACGCGTCGCGCTCCTTGCGCAGCTCGGCGTTCTGCGTCGTCTCGCTCTCCTCGAGCTCCTTGACGCGTCCTCCGAGCAAGGCAAACAGCTTGTAGAAGAAGCCGGTGACCGCGAACATCACGCCGGCGATTCCCCCGATCTTGGCCCCGTTAACGATCCAGTCGTCCATGGCGACCTCCGGTCTCTAGAGCATGCTCGAAGCAGGCAAACAACGCCGTCAGCATCGCGGTGCCGTACATCGGCGTGGAGGTCAGTGACCAGGAGAGCGACCCGAAGGCCCACGCCACACAGGCCCACCAGGTCACGATGAGAAACAATGCTGGGATCTTGACCGGGTGGAGCTTGCGAAACAGGGAGACGAGCAAGAGCAACACCCCGAGCGCGAGCGCCAACCCGCCCGTCACGCGCGACCCGCCCACGAACAGGGTCCACGCATACAGCCTTGGAAACTGCACATCGAGCGGCGGGTGCGCCATGATCATCACTATCCCCCAGCCGACGAGCTGGATGATCAGGATCACATCCAGCGCGCGTAGGCGATCCGGGGATCGGCGCATCCAAAAGAAGAGAAGTTTGGCGGCATACGCGCGCATCTTTGACTCCCTCGTCTAGGGTTCGATTTTGGCCTCGGCATTCCCCGCCTTCACCGAGAGCCCCGCGTAGTGCTTGACCCCGAGCAGCGTGATCGTCCCGAAGCCCGCGAGCGCCGCGCCGATGGCGGCGACGTACACGAGCGGCTTCACGTCCGCGTCGAGCTGCGCTCCGAGGGCCGCGGCGAGCACCGCGCCAGCGGCCAGCAAGGCGATCAGTCCCCCGATGAGGATCAGGAAATAGCCAGCGCGCTCGTGCGCCTGGTCAAACGGCTTCTTGTCGTCTTCTTTTCGCGTCATGCCTTCCACCTCGCTCCAAACAGGAAGGGGGAGTCAGGGCTACCCGGATCCTTGCGCGCGCGCCGAAACACACGCACTGGCGCCGGGAAAGCGCCCACGTTCCCTTCGATCGTGTAAATCCATGCGTCGTCCACGGCTGCGATGACGCAGATGTGTCCTGACCAGTCGTTGTTCGGGTCTTTGTCTGCGTCCGGCCCGTCACGGTTGTTGACGAGCAGGTCATCCGGCGCGAGCTCGAAGGGATCCTCGATCGCCGGATTCCCGCTCTCCTTGACGACCGCGAGGCCGAGGCGGCGCGCGCCGATCTTGTAGGGCGTGCCAGGGCCATACGCGCGCTCGAGCCAGGTGGACGAGCTCCCCGCACACCACAGCCCCGGTCCTCCTCGCATGTAGCCTCGCACCCATGGTCCGTCATTGCGGGACCCTTCTTCCTGGGCGCCAGCGAGCAGGTCTTTAAGAGCTTCCTTCGCGATCGGCGTGGTGATCACGTCCGGGTCCAGGTAGCGCCCGCCTTTTGTCAGCTTGCCCGCGATGCCGTCCTCAGCGAGCGGGCGCCCGCGATGGTCAAAGCCCATGCGCTGCAAGATGGCGGTGTCCGTGATCCTCTTCGAGATCTCGGTGTAATCGATCAGCATGATGCCCTCCTTGGAGCAGGCGTTATTCGATAAGTGCGCGCGCAGCTGCTCGCCCGGTCCCGAGCGCGGACAGAATCGCGGAACGATCTGCGCCAGTCGCATCGAGGTGTGCGTCGATCGCTGCGAAAATCTCGTCCTCGAAAGCAGCGTCGATCGCTGCGGTGCCGGTTTGCCCACCCGCTGTCGGCTGTGCCTCAGCCCAGGTGGTGAGCGCTTGTGTTGCCACGAGTTCGGTGGCCTCTGCCGCGTCCTGCTCGTCGAAGTCTTCGACAGGCACGAGGCCAAACTCACTGAGCGCCCACGCCTGCATCGCGCCCTCGAGCGCTGGCGACCACTCGCCCGCAACGATCCGGGTGATGACGCCCCAGGCCGCGACCATGTCACCCGCGCGCGTGATGGTCTGGTGGGTGCCAAACTCGGAGAGGTCCTCGGTGTCTGTGAGGTCGGAGTACTCCGCTGCCACTCGGACGGAGCCAGGGAGCAGCGGCGCGATCACGGGCCTGGCGCTCGTCGAGAGCGCCCAGTGCGTGACCGGGCCAGCGGCGCTTTGCCCGTATGGCGCGAGGAAGCGACCAGCGGTCGCGTACACCCCGAGCCGGATCCCTGCGTTGGCGCGCTCGCGCCTGCCAAGCTCGATGAGCCCGCCGAGTCTGTACGTCCAGTCTGTCATTCCACCACCGCCGTGAGGCCGGTCTGTGCTTCCAGCCATTCTTCGAGTTGTGTGATTTCTTCAGGGGTGATCGTGTCATCGGCCACGATCTGACCGACGAGGTAGCCGGAGGACCTGTTTGACCCGGACCACGATCGGCCCATCGTGTCGAAGGGGCCTTCGTGGCTTCCCGCCGCGAGCGCGTGCGGCTCGATGTCGAGCTCGACGCCTGCGCCATACTGACGAGCCTCACCTGAGACGAAGTCGCCGCGACCCACGGCGCCGCTCACGTCGGTGTACCCGGCGCCCGAGCCGAGCAGTGACCTGACCTCGACCCCGCCGCGCGTGATGCGATGGCTATGCGAGCCTCCCTCGATGCGGTACCAGTAGCCCTTGTTGTTGACGTCGTTGCCGCCGTTGTGGTCGTAGAGCATGCCTCCGTTTTGCCCGAGCGTGACGCACCAAAGGTGGTAGTAGCCAAGCGTCAGCGCAGCGCTGTACACGTCATCGCCGTCGAAATATGCCGCGGGCAAATCGCCGAGGATCTCCTCACGATAGAGCGCGCGCTCGGACGTGATGATCTGGCGCACCTCCTGACCCGCCTTCCACTCGGTCAGGTACTCGAGCGGCTCGTTGTCGAGGATGCCCTCGTTCTGCGCGTACGCGCGCGCGCTCGATGGCGCGCTGGCTGGTGTGGCCTCCCAGGGGAGCCAGTACATCAGCAGCACGCTCTCGAGAGAGAGCGGCGTCCACGCCTCCTCGACGGAGCCACGGTGATCGCGAAACCCTCCCCGCAGGCCGCGCTTGAACTCTGGGCGGCGAAACGACCTCATCCGTTGCCAACCCTCGTGAGTAACACGATCACGGTGACGGACGCGCCAGTTGCGGCGCGGCGAAGGTAGAGCGGGAGCGTGCGCACGTACGTGCCCGCCGTGTAGAGGTCGGGGTCGCCCGCAGACGCTGGGATCGTGCGGTAGTTTGTATCCGAGGCGCTATCGGTGCTTTGCAGGAGCACGTCAGCGCTTCGGCCTGGCTCGAGCTCGACGAGCCATTTACTGCGCTTGTGCGTGGTCTCGGGCACCTCGATGCGCTTGACGGGGTCGCCATCGGTCATCGTGATGCTAAGACGCACGGGCGCCTGTCCGCTGGATGTCGTCATCGTCTTCTCTCCTTAAGGGGTCGTGCCCTTGTTCCAGAGCGCGACCATCCTGGTGTTGCTGCTCGCGTCGTTGAGCCTGAGCCAGCCCTGATTGCTGGCCGTCGATGGGGGTACACCGAGCGGCGCGGCGTCAGCGCCTCCGTCCACGCGGATGTAGTTGAGCTCGCCGACCGAGGGGTCACTGGTGGAAGAGGGTGACCCCGAATCTCCAGCGAGGATGTCGATCGCAGCGAATCGCCGGTTGCCTGACGTGTCCGAGACGTTGGCGGGGCTTGTAAACGTGAAAGGAAGCCAGACGTCCTCACCCATGCGAATCACGCAGTGGCTGTTCGCAGAGTTTACGCATCCCCAATCGCCCACGCCGCTCCCTGGCGCCTCGTTCGGGAGGTAGGCAAGGATCCCCCAGCCATCGATGAAGACCTCCTCATCGCTCGCCAGGTCCATCACGCCGATGCGTCCTACGTGCGAGCAGTAGCGCTGGAACGCATCGCCGGTGTCCTTGACGTAGAACAGGACGGCGTCACCGTATTGCGCGAACCCGCACGCGGTCGAAATCCCTGTGGGGGAGGCGGGGATGAAGACGAGCTCGGGGGAGGCGTTTGTCGGCGAGCCTGGCGCCGACGAGTCCGCGATGGTGCCGTCCGGGTCGATCATGACGAGGATCGCGCCGCCGCTGATGCGAAAGTTCACCTGGCGCCCGGAAGAGTGCGTGGCGGTGAAAGACGTCACCGCGGAGGGGCCTCCCACCACGCTGGAGAGCGTGAAGCCGCCGACTTGCGTGGAGAAGAAGTCGTAGAGGCGCTGCATCAAGTCGTTGATGGTCGTGCCCGCTGCTGCCCCGGACAGCGCGTTTGGGATCGTTGGGTTGGATACCGCCATGGGTCATGCCTCTCTAGTAGTCGTCCGCGATCGAGATCGCGTTGTCAGGTGCACCGTCCCAGACCCGGATCTCGTACTCCGGTGAGAATGGTGGCTCGAGCTCCATGGTGGTGTAGTCGTCCGCGATCACGATGCGCTGATCGGGGACGACCTCTTCAACCTTTGGCGCGCGCCTTGGCGCGATGCGTCGCGAGGAGAGCTTCATGTCTCCACCTCCAGCACACCCACGCCATAGACCTCATAGACGCGCCCGTCTGTCGCGGTGAGTTCCAGGTAGCCTCGCTTCGCGCCCGAGACCACGTAGCGATCGAACTGGCTGAGCGTAAGGTCCTCGAACGCTTCTCCTGGCACGATCCCCCACCCCCACGACCACTCGACCCACAGCCTGTAGGACACCGTCGTCGCGTCCCGTTCGTAGGTCACAGCCCCCGAGCCACCACCTGTCACCGTGCCCGCGCCCGTCCAGGCCGAGTCGATCCCCCCGAGCAGGTCGAGGCGCACCGCCGAGATGTCGTTGTTCTCGTCGTACTCGTAGACTTTCTGAGGCTCGACCTTGGTCGATGGAGTGCCCGCCTCATTGCTCCCGATGGCAGCAACAAGGGCGTCGATTACGTCCTCGATGGTGTCGCCAGGATCAGGCGTGACGTCGTAGTTGCTCCCGTTGAGCGTGACGCGGTAGGTCGTCGCCTCGTCGAGCGTGGTGATATAAAACGACCCGTCCGAGTGGCGCGGCTTCTTCGAGAGCCGCACGCCAGCGATCATGAGGATCGGCTTGCTATCGAGGCCATCCTCGAGGCTCACCCCCTCGCCATCGTCGCCCGTCTGGTAGGGCGCACCGTTGACGGCGAGGCGCTTGACCAGAAACGCTTCGAGCTCGCGCCCGAGCGAGAGCATTTGCCCCTCGCGGATTTTGGAGATGCTCGGCGTGGTCATCGATCCCTCGTCATCAAGAGGCCAAACTTCTGCCCGCGCGCGCTGGCGGGAATCTTCGTCAGCAGCTGCACGCGGTGCGTGGTGTAGAGCCGTCGGATCTGCGGGTTGCCCGCAGAGGTCGTGTCCGACCACAGGTGTAAGCCGTCGCTAAACAGCTCGCCAAAGGCCGTGTTCGTCGAGGGGTAGTTGCCCGTGCGCTGCCAGGCGAGCGAGAGATCATCCACCCGGTAGGCGTAGAGCTCGATCGTCGCGGCTGCGCCGCCGCCATCTCCGACGAGCACATAGACGTACTCATCATCGACGGCGAACATGTAGTCGGTCTTTGTGCCATCGACCGTGATGGAGGCGAACTCGGCGCCACCCCGATTGTAAAAGCCCGCGAGCACCAAGCCCGAAGAGGGGGAGGGGTTGTAGACGACGAAGATCTTCCCGTTCGAGACAAGCAGGTTGCGTACGTTGTAGGTGGCGGTCGAATGCGCGCACGTCGCGAGCAGCGTGGTCCCTGTCTCGTCATAGACAAAGACCTCCTCGTTCAGACCATCACCCACATAGACGTGCTGCTCGTCGATATCGAACCCGGTGGGGCTGTCGGTCGTCCCATAGGAGAGCAGTTCGAGATCTGTGGAGGTGCCATCAGCGAGTGCGATGCGCGTGACGTCGTGCGTGTCGGTCGCGTTCGCCGTGCGCGCGACCCAGGCGTAGGTGTGCCCCACGCGCACGCGTCGAATCAAGGCGCTGGCCGCCGTCGAAGAGATGGTGACGGTCGAGACCTCCGACCCGTCCGAGAGGTCGATCAGCGTGACCTTCCCCTCGTCCGCCCCCGAGTCCGTGCCCGCGATGACGAGGTAGCCGCCGTTGGTGCCGAGGCGCTCGATCGTGCCCGCGCCCCAGCCAGGGTCATAGGTGATGCCCGTGTCGCTGCCATCGAGCAGGTCCCACTTCTTCACCTCGAACCCGTTGATCGCGTAGTAGTAGCGCCCGTCTGTGCACGCGCCCGAGACCTGCGAGCTCACGCCGAGGTTGATCGAGTTTGGGGAGGCTGCGACCTGGAGCCCGGCGCGAGCGCCGCTCGTTTTCTCCACCACGCGCACCGTCTGCCAGTCCTGCGCGCCAGCGATCGCGTTCGCCACCGAGGTGTGTTCTACCATCAGCGTTTCGTAAAACGCGCGCACCCAAAGACCAAGGAGGTTAAACAGGTAGTTCAACCATCCATTGGGGACTTTTTCTCGATCTCGCAGGCCAAGTTCCTTCTTGGCTTGTGCTGGCTCTACAAGATCAGCAGCGCCATCGGTTCCCCAGTCCGCAAAGTCGTCGGGATAAGACATCTGAGCCTCTCAATAAACAGTAGACAGCGCGCCATCGTCGAACCCTTCAGCGTCCGGGTCTTCGATAAAGCCGAGGTAGTTTGGCGGTGCTTCGATCAGTTGAATGTTTGTGCCTGGTGGCGTGCTCGCTTTGACAATGGCTTTGAGTTGAGTTCGAAGCGCCAGCGGCCTCGCCTCTCCCTCGACGACATAGGTGATGATCACGGCTCGTCTCAGGCTTTCGAACTCGAGGTATCCTATTGGTACTCGGGTCCCTGCTGAGACGATTTCGAGGAGCCGATCGATGTGGCCACTCCCAGACATCGAAAGCGCGGCGGCCTTGAGCAAAGCTCGATAATCGAGATCACCAAGCCCCTGGCGCTCAGGCCCGAGCGTGCGTCCAGCGCTATCGAGCTGCGCACCGCTCGCGCCGTCCAGCGCGCGCGAGACCCAGACATCGAAGAGAGCGTCCTCGAGCTCTTGTACCTCGTTGTTCAGCACACGCGTGAGCGCGAGCAGATTGGGCTCCTCACGTTGCCATCCAGGCAAGCTCTCGATGGCTTGCTCGGAGTGGTCCGGGATATGTCCGTAATCGGGGCTCATGATGTCACCACGCTTTTCGTGACGCGCGAGAGATCAAAGCGTGCGATCTGATTGGCCGTGATCGCAAAGTCCGACGCGGAGGGCGTGGGGGTGGGGGTAGTCGAGAAGAAAGCTGCGACATTGTTCACCCCACGCACCTCGTCTCCAACCGCCTCGAGGCGAAAGCCCACGACGTCTTGCGAGACTTCGAGCAGGTTGCCCCGCGACACGACGAGCTCGGCGATCTGGTCTCCGGCGTTCGTGGGTGCGTCTGGTCCCACGAGGATGATCAGGTGGACATACAACTCCACCGCCTCGACCCATGACCACTTCACCGAGTGTTCGCGTCCGTTGGCAGCGATGACGAGTTTCTCGACGTCGCCAGCGTAGGGACTTCCTCCTGGCTCTTCGCGGTAGAGGATTTCGGCGATCGCGGCGAGCTCATCCGGGTCAGTGAGTTCGGGATAGATCTGGACGGCGAGTTCACCAGGTTGGAGCAACGCGCCCGTTGTCGGGTTCGTCCAAACGTCGCTCTCTCGGTTGCCTCTGTTGTTCACAGCTGCCGCGTATTGGATCAACGGGTTGGCGAGCAAAGACGCTTCGATCGAGTCCTCGAGACGATGCCCGAGCGCACGCCTTGTTGCTTCGAAGCGTTGGCGGTATGCCGCGTCGTCTTCGACGTCGGTGCCAGGCGTGGCGGCGCTTGCGTTGGTGACGCTGATGTGCCCTGGGACAAAGCCAGCGAGCGCATCGATCTTCCCTGCGCCGACCTGGATGGGGCCTGTATCGAGAGTGATCAGCGGGATGCTCGCCGTCCCCGAGACGCCGACGGTGACGGACTCGGTGGAGATCAAGTCCACGCCGAGCTCGCTCGCGCGAAAGCTCGAGCCCTGGGGATAGGTCGTCCCGTCTTCTGCCGTGACCGTGACTGTCGATGGCGTGGCGACGAGGCGACCCCCGATGTAGGGGTAGAAGAGGTTCTCGAGAGACTTCCCGACCGCTGCTTGTGCGTCGTTTGATTTGGAGACGCCCTCGGCGGCTTGCCACGCGAGGTCGAGCTGCGCGGCGAAGGGGTCGATCAGCTTGCTGAACGCGCTCCGTGGTTCGAGGTCGAGGTCCTCGCCAAAGGCCGCGCGCATCCCACCACGGAGATCCTCTCGGATGTCCTCGAGACGCTTACGGCGAAAACCATTGAGGGTGAGACCGTAGGCTGGCATCAGACACCTCCGAGCGGATCGAGCAGAAGCATGAACTCTCCGTCGTCGAGCCCGAGCGTCGCGCCGATCGCGGACTCCTCGGTCTCACCCGTGGCTGGGTCAGTGAAGACAAAGGCGTGCGCGATCGACAGCGTGCGCTCCACGAGCTCGCCGCGCACCGCGCGCACGTTGCTCACGCCAGGCAAGCCCGCGAGCTTCGAGCCGAAGAGGACGGTGAGCGCTGAGATGTCGGGGGACTTGATGAGGACCTGGCCAAACCAGTCGATGCCATGCGTGACATCGAACTTCCACTCCCCGAGCACGGCCATCACCTCCTCGCGGTACTGCTGACGCACGAGGTCAAGGCCAGTGACCAATACAAGATCACCAGCCTCGATTTTAATGTCGCCTGTCTCGGTGAGCGCGAGGTCTCGCAAGGTGCATGCTGCGCGCCTCCTGGCGCGCGCTGGGGGTCCAGGTTCGTCCTAGATAGTGCCCCCACGCTGAACAAACGTCAAGTTCCGCACGTCGAAGGCTTTTGGTAGGGTGTCGCAGATAGTAAGCGGAAGGAGGAGTCATGCGCGCGTGGTGGAAAAGGTGGGTGCTCGTAGGGATATTGCTGGTGGGTTGTGGGGATCCTGAGCCTGCGACGAATTCGAACGAGGGCGACATGGGGTCGGAGGAGTCATGCACCATCGGCACCAAACGAACAGGGTGCACCTGTGACCAGGGAACCATCGGTTACAACACATGTACTGACCAAGGGTGGGGATCTGCCTGCTTTTGCCACGCGTGCAGTCCTGGCGAGAAGAAGGAAGAGTGCACGTGTGAAACGACGTCAGGGCACCCGGCTGGGTATCAGGTGTGCACCGATGATTATGAATGGGGTGAGGAGTGCCTGTGCGTTGGTGATCAGCCTGTCGGTACACCTTGCGATGACAAGCTCGAATGCACGTCGAACTCCACCGTTCAACCTGACGGAAGTTGCCGTGATGACAACACCTCGTCTGCATGTGATGACCAGGTGAATTTGGACTGTGCGACCACTTCTTGCTCGGAAGATGATGGCTGCACATTCCACCCCAAAAGGGAGGGGCTCAGTTGCAATGAAAGCGACCCTTCGACCATCGGTTGGACATGTTCAGCTGGTGAATGCGTCGCGCCTTAGAACGGGTGGGTGACGCTGAACCTTACCCATTTGTCTGTGTCGACACACATGTACAAGAGATCGTTGGGTTCATCGAAGAACATTTGCCCCTTTTGTCCTGTATCGCTCGAGTCTGAAGGAGCTGCTCCGACGAACTTCGCGGCGAGCACATGATCGACGATGGCGCCAGCGATGGCCTGGTGGATCTCCTCGGTCTCGGTGGCGCTCGCGGTGTCTTCCACATCAGGCTCGTGAGTCGTCGACAACCCCGCCCCCACCACCACAGCAAAGTTGACGGAGATGGAGACGCCGGTCAGCGTGAGTTCGCCGCTTCCATCGTGGGAGAGCTCGAGCAACCCGGCTGTGGTCTCGTTTGCCTCGAGCGCCGCGAGGAGGACCTCGCCCACCTCGGCTGAGGTGTCATCGTCCTCTCCAGAGACAGCCTCGAGGTCCACGCTCCACAGATCCCCTGGATCCTTGACGGTGATCTCATAGGTCGTTGTGGGGGAGGGGGAGGTGACCTGGATGCTCCAGGAGGTCTTCTTTGTCGAGATCTTGCCAGCGGCCTCGAGCGCCGCGACGATCTCGGTGCCGAGCGCGTCACCATCGAGCGTGGACATGCCTTACCTCACTTCTTGAGCAGCGCGACCTTTGCCTTGATCGCGAGCAGTTGTGTTTGAATCGTGGCGAGCTGCGCCGCGATGGAGAGCGGTTGGGAACCGATGGCCGTGGGAGTCGTCGCGGTGGAGAGCTGGAGCGCGAGCGAGGCGGCCTGGCCAATGTCACTGCTCACCTGGTCAAGAAGCTCGATGGCGCCGTTGCCGATCGCGAGCTTGCTCCCCTCGAACTCGATGCGCGCTCCCTTGACCCCGAGTCCGAGGAACGCACCAAACTCCACGCTCCCTGCGCCATAGAACGAGATGTCTCCGTCCGGTGTGAAGGCCGCGGCGAGCTTCCCGTCGACGGTGCCAAAGGTGAAGTCGTCCCCGCTGCGCGTATCGTCCGGGGCGAGCGACCCCGTCAGCGCCACAGGCCCCAGTATCACCCCGTCGTTGACGTCGAACGCGCGCTTCTTGGCGGGCGTCTTCGTCTCGCCCGAGTCAAACCACCCGCTCGTGTCCCGGTCCATGAAGCCCACGATCACGGCGTCGCCGACCTTGAACGGCGCGTGCGCGTAGAAGGGGCCGATCATCCAGCGCCAGGCGGGGACGTTCGTGCACACGCCAGGCTCGATCAACTCGTCATTCCCCTTGCGCCGGCGCACCTGGAGTTGCACCGAGGCCCTCACGGTCTGCGGGTCGTATGAGGTGACCTTCCCGACCTCGATCGTGTAGAGCGCGGCGAGGCGCGAGTCGACCATGCGGAGCAGGATCTGGAGGTCTTCTTGTGTCAGGGATGTGGGCATTTTTCTCACAACGATGGAGTTGTTTAAACCTACCAACCCATGGGCACGCCAGCAACAAACACTAAACGCAAGATCAGTTTTGGCACCATTTAGGTGCCAATTTTGGCATTGACGGCGTTATTGTTCGTGCGTAGAGTTGTAAGTGGAAGGCAGACGAACATCAATGACGTGACCGAGCCTTCCCACCAAACGATCCCTGTTCTCCATCCACATAAATTCTCACCCGGCAAGATGTCGGTGAGGTGGAGCCCACTCCGCGGATCGAACGGTGTCACGCCAGAAATGGCGGCAACTGAAAAAGAAGACGTTTTAGCTTCTGAACCAATTATCGCAAGCCCTTGGAGTACAGAGGGGCAACTGCTTGGCGGATGTTGGCGACAGGAGCGGAGAGAAACCAGATGGAAGATACCCATTTGGACTGTCCGCTTGTCGTGAACTTCCGTGGGATGAATCCCGCGACACGCGCGGACGCATCCCACGAGGAGTTGAACGATGAGCGAGCAGGACAACACACAGCTTGAGCCCTACAACCCATCAGACGCTTGCCCTGTCTACAGCGGGGTCATCGACGCGCAAACATCACACGAACTCGCCAAAGGCGGCGGCGTGGTCAAGGTCTTGCACCTGATCTCGCGTAGTCCTGGTGCACCCATTCTTTGGGTGTGTGTGGTGATTGTTGTGATGGTGTTCGCCAAGGTTCTCACGACTTACTACTTCACGTGGTTGGTCGTAATCGGGGCGTGGGGCGCCTGGTGCCAGAGGGCCAACAGGAAGGTTGGCACACATGGCAACGAACAATGAAACGGTCAGACTGAACCTTCGCATCACGCCAGATGTGAAGACGCGGCTCGAGGAGCTCAAGGACGAAACCAACTCGGCCAATCTGGCCGAGGTGGTTCGTCGCGCCTTGACGCTTTACGACGCGATGTACAGTGAAAGCAAAGACGGGAGCAAAGTCATCCTGCGAGATTCCGAAGGGAAGGACAGGGAGGTGATGCTCATTTTTTAAACGGAGATACCATGGCCAAAGGCCGGAAACGAAAGACGCCAAAGAATATTCGGAACACCCTTCTCGGGGACCGAAAAAAATTCGATCAAAGCAAATTCAGCAACGCAAACCCCGAACTCACAGCGGCCTTGCTCGAGCGCATCGAAGAATGGGAGCAGCTCGAGCGCGATACGGGTGAGATCAAGAGCGAAGAGATTTTCGATGAACAGTCGCTGACCCCTCTGCGCGATTGGGGCCAAAACTTTCCGCCACTCAGAGAGTGGCCAGAGGACATACTTGATCGAGACAACGTTTTCTTCGACGTTTGGTCTGCGGCTATCGCAGCCCAAGCATGTTTTGGGCAATCGAGATCGCGCGCTGCCATCTTGCAGAAGATGGAGGATATTACGCAGCCAGATCATTGGACCGTAAAATCCTTCCGCGAGGAAGATTTCGTCTTGGTCCTTCCACTGCTCGAAACCTTCCTCGACGCCTACTTGGAGGACGAGATTCTTTGGCTTGCTGGTTTGAAATCTGCTCTTTACACATTCCTCTTGGTGTTTGGTCCAGAATTTGACCTTAACAAATATGCAGCTGCTTGGTTGGGGGGAAGATCTACCGAACGAGAAAATGATTACGCGCATGGATCTTTCCAAGATATGTCCTCGCGAACATTGGACACGCTCCGCTTACCCTTGGTTACTGGCGGTGGAAATCTCTCTAGTGCCCGGCAATTTGCTATCAATCAAGGAAAGCATCAGCTGGGGCAGTTCCGTGAATTGCAAGAGTCCCTCGAAAAAACAAAACGCTTGGCTGGGGCTAGAGATTTGGAATCTTTTAGATCTGTTGTCGAAACCAATAGATCACTGGGGCAAGTTCAAGAAGCCACCCGAACATTGGACAGGTTGAAGCGCAGTACCCCTTTGGGTGCTTCTTTAAACTTCCGCGATCGGCATGCTTTAGAAGAGTTGAACGAATACAATCGACTCATGCAGCAACTGGACCCTACGGGTAGGCTACGAAAATTGAAGTGATTTCACTCCAAGAGTTTCTTGAGCGCATACCCCGCGCGCTCGAGCCCCTTCGCCGTGAGCTCGTCGACGGCCACGAACTTCTTATCAAACCGCCTCTCGAACACGTGCACCGCGCCTTGCGCCCCTGCCTGCGCGCGCTGCAACCCCACTTCGGCGATCGTCTGAAACACAGGCAACACAAATGTTCAGTTTTTATTTGACCCGTGCGGCAAACGTGAGTACATTTGTGAGTACAGGACGTGAGTACAAATGTACTCACGTCCTGTGCAGGGCTCATGAGTCTGTCCCCCAAAGGGGGGCAGGTTTACTCCAAAGGAGACAGCGAGCCCACTGCCTTTGTTCGTGTTAGTTCTATCCCCCGTCGTGGCAAGAGGCCCGTTGGGAGATGCTTCTCCTGCGCGGATAACAGAAGGCAATTTGACGACCGAAGAAGCCCGAAATTTTCCTGAACGCCGCATCCGGGATTGAAGAGCTGAAGAGGGAGAAGCTCGCCCGACAGATGTTGACGACAGGAGCAGAAAGGAAACCAAGTGGGTAATTACCACCTGGCCTGCCTGCTCGTCGTGAACATCCGTGGTGTTGACCACGCGACACGAGAGATCGCCGCAGGTCAGCACCACAGGATGAACAACGATGAACCAAAAGCAGCAGACCAGTAAACAAAAAGAGACCAATCAAACCAAGCCGCTGACCATGGATTCGGTCGATGCCATCTACAAGGATGGATTCGACGCCGACGTTCAGGTCGAGCAAGACCTCGTGAATCGAGGTGGCCCTTTGACGCGAGCGGGAGTTCTCGCCTCGCGAACATTCAGGTTCGTGATGCTGATGTTGATGAACGGGGTTGTACCCTGGATTTGCCTCAGCTTCATCACACTGGGCTGTCTCGACAAACTGGAGTGGTGGCACGTGCTCGCGCTGACGTGCATCGCGCTTGCGCAGCTTGCCTTGGTGGGGTCTGGAGAAACAAGCCATGGGCAAAAAAGACATCCGAGTCAACCTGCGCCTCTCCAAGGAGGTGAAGGATCGACTTGAAAAAGCATGTGAGCGCTCAGGCGCGGGCACCTTGAGCGATACGATTCGCCAAGCACTCGTCGTCTATGATGTGCTCTTGGAAGCGACGAGTTCTGGGAAGGAGTTGGTCCTCAAAGGAGAAGACGGTTCAGAGCAGCCTGTTTACCTTGCATTCAAGTAAGAGGAGTAGCGTGAGCGATCGAGGCAAGAAGAAGAAGCGAAGAAGCCGTAAAGCAAAGGTCCCGCAGTTGCGAGGAACAGAACTCGTCAAGGATCCAAAGTTACGGCGATTCAATTTCAATCGGTGTTCCGATGAGCAACTCCATGTGCTTATCGGAACCTTCGATGCTTGGCGTAACCAAGATTCTACGACTCACGTTGAAGCCTCCTTGAGTGATTACTGGCGCACATTCAGCACAATAGCAGTCACAAGGATGGCAGAAACTCAAGCAAATCCGCCTGTTGTGGAAGACATGACGTTGGAGGAACTTGAGGGTTTTGGATTCCTTCTCGCCAGCCACAAAAACGTTGTTGATTTGACGGAAGGCAAGAGTTTCTCAGCATCTATTGATAACCAATACAGGCTCTTGTTCTACAACAAAGTTGGTTGGAAATCTGTTGCGTCTTCGACAGGAGAAGAGTTTTTCTCCTCTTTGGTGAAATGCTACCAGCACGGAAAACGATATGTCTTCGAACTCATCATTGAGGATGATTACCTTGATCCAAAACCTGAGGGCGATACAAGCAGGTCTGGTCGAGACATAAGTACGTGGGGAGAGCTTCTCGCGCGTATAGACGTACTTTCCAAGCAATTGATGCTGCCGAACTCTGATAACCTGATGAGTACCACAGAGCTTGCCTCTTCACTGACTGCAAAAGCTGCATCGACAATGTTGCGGCCTGCCTCAAAAACCCTTCTGGAACAAGCAAAACATGCAGAAGGCACGGGGTTGCTCAATACGATGAAGCACTTACGTAACGCAGAGGCGCACCTGATGGTGTCGAATACCAAGGAGTTGGAGCCTGTGAACTCTTCACTTCGCATGGCTTTGGCAGGCATGCATTCCCCTAGACGGCTGGGCCTTGTAGATACAATGGCGCGGGAGCATCTCGAGCAATACAACCGGCTCATGCATCGGCTAGACCCTACGGGCGTGTTGCGAAATTTGAAGTGACCTCACTCCAGGAGTTTTTTGAGCGCATACCCCGCGCGCTCGAGCCCTTTCGCAGTGAGCTCGTCCACGGCCACAAACTTCTTATCCAACCGCCTCTCAAACACATGCACCGCGCCCTGCACCCCTGCCTGCGCGCGCTGCAACCCTACCTCGGCGATCGTCTGAAACGCAGGCAACAGCTCCATCCCAGGGAAGTCACGTAGCGTCGCGCCGGGCGGCTTTGGCTCGACCTTCGTGACCTCGAGATCCATCATCATCAGCTTCCCCTCGTGCCCGTTGTCCCCGCTCGCCTTGATCTTTCGCACGATGTAGAAGCCATCGACATCCCCCTCCCCCTCCACCTTGATGAAGCGCCGCACCCGGTGCCTGGCGTCGAGGATCACCTTCAGCCTGAGCCCACGCACGCCCTTGTTGTTGACGACCTTGGGGTAGCCATAGAGCCCGGTCTCGCGCGAGACGACCACGGCCGGGAGCTTTCTGGCCTCACCGGGCTTCAGGATCACGATCTGATCGCCGTCCATGATCCAGTCAAAACGGTTCGCCGCAGACAGCTTGACCATCACCTCCCTGGCGGGCGCGTGATAGGCGAGGTCCTTGAACACCTCCTGTTGCCCGAGGTCTCCTCGGATTGCCTCGTAGGCTGCGACAGGATCCTTCACCGCGCCCTCGAGCACGTAGAAGAGCCCGCTCCCGATGGTGGCCTTGCCTGGCACCTGCGCCTTGACGACGTTCTTCTGCAGGTTCTTCCCATCCCCGCTCTTGATGATCGTCTTCGAGTCCGGCCCGTCATTGTCATGGCTTATCTTGTAGGGCGCCCCGACGAACAGCACGCCAGGATCCTCCTCGTCGCTCGCGTGTCCAGCGAACAGGGTCACGACGTTGTCCTTCTTCTCGATGAAGCGTTTCTCCTCATCGGTGAGGTTCCAGATCGTGAGCGTCGCGCGGTTTGGCTTGGGGTCGTCGTCCTTCTGCACGTCGAAGCCAATGGCGTGCTCCCGAAACTCCAACCCCTCGCCACCCGAGGGGCCAAAGATCGCGCGCACGACGCGGTCATACTTTGCCATCTCATCCCCCTCTAAGGGTCGATCACGGTGAGCCCGCTGTCCTGCTCGGCGAGCGGCAAGAGGTCTGCCTCGATCTCGTCCGCGCTGTACCAGGCGAGCTTGACCGCGGCGCCGAGCTCCTCGCGCCCCACGGTCCCCACGCCCTCTCCCTCGCGAAACCCCACGAGCAGCCCAGGCGGCCACCTGGTCCCGGTGTAGCCCTCGTTGAGCAATACGCCCACCTCGAGCGTCTTGCCGGCGATGACAGGATCCCCGGCCTCGTCGAGCAGGTTGATGGTCCAACGCTCGAGGCGCTGGTTCCACGTCAGCTCGATCTGAACATCGAAATCCGACAGCGTCACCTCGCGCACGATCGCGCCAGGTGGTGTGGGGGAGGGGATAGGGAGCGGGATGATCTGTGGCATTACCTTGTCCCAAAACTTCCGAGTGATTTGAGCGCCTGCGCCGCGCCATCAAAGCCGCCAGCGAACACGCTCTTTTGCGCGCTCGCCGTCTGCTCGGCGCTCGCGGGCGTGGGCGTCACCCTCGCCACGGCGGGAGTGCGCGCCTGGTCCCTGACGAGCGCGGCGAGGATCGAGGCTGGCACCTTCGCCGTGAGCGTCTCGGCGATGAGCGCGCGCGAGAAGCTGATCTTGACCTGCACGCTCCTCCCCTGCCTAGCGCGCTTGACGACCTCGTAGGATTCGATCTGCACGGGCGAGTAGATCCTCAGCTCTCCGGTCACCGTGTAGCGCCCGCCCTGCTCGAGCAAACTGTCGAGGATCTCCAACCCCGTGCGCGTGCGGTTTAGCCCGAGGTTCTGTTGCGGGTTGTAAGGCGTCTCGGTGAGCCACCCCGAGAGCTCGAAGGAGCCCGCCTCGACCTCGGCGTTATCCGTGCGCTCCCTTGGCCCTGGGTACTTCGAGACCTTGGCGCGGCGCGCGTGCCGCTCGCTCTCGTTGCCGTCAAGCCAGAGCAGCACCTCGCCCGTGAGCGAGTAGATCGCGGAGCCAAAGAGCTCGCCTGGTTCGAGAAGTGTTGGCGCCATGGTTTAAAGCCCCTGCTCGTCATCGAAGAAGTTGTCCAGGAAGTCCTTGTCGATGTCGAAGAAGCCCTCGTTGTACTCCTCCTTGACCTCCTCGATATCCCGCCCCCTGGCGTCGATGGTGATGTACTTGTCCCCGTTGCCAGCCACCATCGTCTTCGAGGACGCGCCAGGCAAGAGCCCGGCGGTCGCCACACCTGGCGCGATCGAGCCGAGCAGGCTCGCCGAGAGGTCACCTCCAAAGTCAAACCCGCCAGGCAACTCGCGAAAGAACCCCGTGACCCTGTCCATCAGCGCGCCGATCTTCTCGGCGCCGAGCTCGAACATCCGCACGATCGCGTTGACGTAGAACTGAAACAACTCGATTGCCCCGTCCTTCATCCTCACCAGCGCGCCCCAGATCCCGGTCAGGATGTCAGGGATGTAGCTCAAGCCTACAGCGAACGCCGAGACGAGCCCGATGATGGCGAGTATCCCCACGACGAGCACCCCGAGCACGACCTTGATCGCGATGAGCAGCGCGCCATCGAAGAGGTCATAGACAAACATGATCCAGTCAAAGAGCGCGCGAAACGCCTTGCCCGCCGCGTCCTGCGCGCTGGCGATGAGGTCCATCACGTCCACCACGCCAAACCCGAACTCCTTGCCAAGCCACTCGAGCAACCCGTTGACCGAGTCCACGAAGAAGGCGATGAGATCGAGCACGAAGGTCTTGATCTCCTCCCAGTTGTTCGCGATGGCGATCGGCATCATGAGCAGCGGGTTGAAGATGCGCAGCAAGGTCAGCGCGATCTTCTTCCCCTTCTCGATGTCCGCGGCGACCTTGGGGTCGAGCCCGAAGAGCCTGGCGAAGAGGGACTGGCTCGCATCCTGTGAGTTGAAGAAGGTGTAGACGTCCTGCACGGCGCCGAGGAAGAACCCGATACCAGCCGCGATGGCGAGCAGTGGTCCGAGCCCCACGGCGAGCAGCGGCGCCAGGAACGCCACAAACTTTCCGATCGCGGCCGCTGCTGCGGGCGCCTTCAACACGGCGAACGCGCCCCCGAGCGAGAGCACCACGCCGAGCAGCAGGCGCCCTGCGTTGGTCCACCCTCCAAACTGGTCGAGGATCTCCCCCATCTCCTCGGGCATCCCGTCGATCGTCTCGCGCAGCCACCGGATCATCTCGGTGGCGTATTCGACGCCCGTCGCAAACAGATCCGCCGGAGCTCCGAGGACCTCGTCGACAAAGGGCCTGGCGACCTTGTAGAGCTCGGTGAACTCCACGAGCATCTCATCGAGCGCGGGCAGATACCGGAGCACGAAGGTCGAGGCGGACGCGTCGGTGATCTGCTGGAGGTTCGCGAGCGTGTCCTGGAACTTGCTGGCCTGCTCGAGCGCGGCGTTGGGGATGATCCCGAGGTCTGCGGCCTCCTTCTTCAAAGCCTCGATCTCAGACGCCGAGGCATTCAGAAGCCTGGTCATTTTGCGCAGTGCGTCTTCGCCAAAGAGCTTCGCGCCGAGCTGGAGACGTTTGGTGTCATCAGGGATCGCGCGCAAGGCAGCCGTCACGGCTTCGAGCCTCGCGGCGGGGTCCATGGCGAGCAGCTCTTTCACCGAGAGCCCGAGGTCGTCAAAGAGCTTCTTCTTCTCCTTGCTGCCCGCGGCCGCGTTGCCAAGCTCGAGCCCGATCTTGTTGAAGCTGTTGCGGAGCTCGTCGATGTCGGTGCCGGTGCGGCGCGCGATGAACTGCCAGGTTTGCCACGCCTCACCGTTTAAGCCGATGTCACGTGAGGTCTTGTTGATCTCGTCGGCGACCTGGCTCCATTCGTCGGCGCGCGCGAGCATCGCCGAGGGGGAGAGCTCGGAGATAAGCCCGACGGCCAGGTCACGGATCCCCTCGTAGAGGTCGGAGAAGAAGTTGATCTTGAAGACGTCGCCGAGCATGGAGGAGGTGTCGTCTGCCCACTTTTCGAGCTCGTCCTCGGTCTTCTTCTTCTCGTCGTCGAGAACCTCCTTGGACTTTTTATCCATCTTGTAGCCAAGAAGGATGTAGACGTCATCGATTTGCAAGCCCTCGGACACCCTAGCGCCTCCACTGCTGCTCGGTCTTCTCTTTCTGGTGGGCGTTCACCTCGCGCTTGACCTGCGCCTCGAGGTCGAGTTGGCAGAGCGCCGTGATGAACTCGCCCCAGTCCATACGGTGCTTGACGTACTCGAGCGTCCCGTACCCCTCGCGGACTAGGGCGCGGTAGATCTGGTCGCGTTCGGAGATGCCGCTTTTTTCGATGTAGGCTTCGAGGCGACTTTGGATTTCTCTCTCCTCTTTTGAAGGCCGGCCCAGACGTCCAGGACCGACCCCATCTCGAAAGGGAGCCAGAATGCCCCCATTGCCATGAGCACCACGAGGTAGTGCTGCATGAACGCTTTGCCAGCGAACACCTCCTTGAAGTGCTCGCCGCCGCAGTTTCGCCAGGCTTCCACGCCCCCGAAGTCTTCCCGCACCCAGACGTGCTCGAGCAATTCGCGCACGTACTTGGGCTTGAGGCTGTTGAACGCGCGCGCCAGGTCCTTGCCTGCGTCCTCGAGCACGCCCATCTCGAGCGTCATGCCCTTGAAGCCACGCTCCTTGATGATCTTCTCACCCCGGTCCATGACAGCCTCGAGGCGCTCGGGGATATGGACCTGAACGTCTTGCGTGAGTTTTCGCCAGCCTGGCTTCTCGGGGTCATCTTCCCAGGAGCTTTGCTCGGACCACGCGCTCGCCTCCCCTGCCTCGCCTGGCGAGGTGGGCGTCTGGACCATGTCCGAAGCGATGGCGGCGATCAGCGGCGAGAGCATGCGCCCGAGGTTCGCCGCAGACGACCCGAGCAACGGGAACATGATCTGCGCGGCCTCGGCGAAGAAATACTGCGAACGGTCTGCGCTCGGGTAATAGAAGGCAAAGAGCCGGCCGCCGATCTCGAGATCGGCGGCCGGGGTCTTGTTGCGGATCGGGTCGGGGCGTCCGCTGTAGTCGGTGGTCTTGTGCTCGCTCACGACGAATGGCTCTTCTTGTGGGGGAGGGGGAAGAAAAGGATCAGGCTCAGATCACGAACCTGTGCTTGAGGTTCGGGGTGCGCCCCTTGACCTTGAGCTCGCCGCCTTCCTTGCCCCAGACAAGCTCGGGTCGGTCGGCGATGGTGCACTGGCTCGCGTTGGCGACCACGGCCTTGAGCTTGTCGACGATGGTTAACCGGAACTCGTCCAGGGGCGGCGGGCGATCGAAGCGATCCTGAAGCAGCTTGTGCAAGCGCCGGTCGCTCTTCATGAACGTGATCTCGAAGTCGTACGCGTCCGAGTCATGGCGGTTGCGCTGCGTGCCGCCGTTGGCCGTCTGGTTGTAGGTGTTGCGCGGCTCCACAGGCGTGAGCTTGATGAAGTCGTTCTCCCCGCCGGTCGTGATCACCTCGTTGTCGAGGATGATCGTACACCCGTTGAGGTAGTGCGTGGTCTGCCGGTTTGTCTCAGGCATGTGCGGGCTCCTTTAGAAGAGGTCACGGTGGTGCCACACTTTGGTGGCGTCAGACGATGGCGTCAGGCTCCCCGAAGACATCGATCAGCGCCGTCAGGGAGTTGAACCCGTAGGCATCGAGCTTGAAGGTCTCGACGCCATCGAGGTTGACGATGGCCGCCTTGATCGGCACGCGCTTGTTGTCGAAGTCCGAGCTGCCTTCGAGCTCGGCGAGCGTTGGCACGATCACGCGCACGCTCCCGTTCACGAAGTGCTTGTTGTCGACGCCCTGCTGGAGGCGCCGGCGCGGGATGTCCGCCACGAGCTCGAACCCGCTCTGGTCGTATGGGATCTTTCGCTGCGTCTCGGCGTAGCTGGTCGCCAGCGTTGCCCAGTCCTCGAGCGTGCGTTTCAGCGCCCAGAGCATCCCCACGAGGTTGTCCGGGCGAAGGTCGGCTCCGAGCGCCTTGACGCGCGTCGTGGTCGACCAACTCAAGAGCCTGTTGTAGAAGCCGACGCCCTTGGCGAGCAGGTTCGCCGCCTGCGTCGGCGTGGGCTTTGTCTGCGTGAAGCCAATCAACGGCACGCTCGCCCACCCCACGCTCTTTTGATCAGCGTCAGCCGTGAGGCGCTCGCACATCAGGGCGAACGCAAACTGCTCGGCGGTCGTCGCATGATACCAGCCAAAGCCACCGAAGATGCCAAGTTCCTGCATCCTGTCGGTGAGATCGTCGGAGGCGTCGAGCAAGGTCACGTCGCTGAGTTGCTGGCAGTAGAGGCGATCGTTGTTCTGTGCCCAGAGCGAGGCGAGCTCCACGTCGCGCGCGTCAGGGCTCGTGTCGACGAGCGAGAAGCCAAACCATGCCTCGTTCTCGCTCAGGACCTCGTCGAGCTCATCCGAGATGGAGAGCGCGGCGGTGGTCGTGGTGGGCGCGCCGAGGTTGCTGTTTGGAGAAGTCACGGTGACCGTGTAGTCGTCTCCTTTGAGCCCGGTGATGGTGAGGATGTCGGTGCCCGAGTCAAACGCCGCGGTGAAGTCATCGCTGCCGTTGACCTCTCCCTGGAGCCCTGCGCCAATCGCGTCGGTGGTGCTGCTCGAAGCAGTGAAGGTGTAAGGTGTTCCGTTCAAGGTCACGACCCAGGCGCCGTCATCAGAGCCGGTGAGCTGGATGGTGACGACCTTGGCGACCGAGTACGCGACGCGCCCGACGTACACGCGCGTGGGCTTGTTCTTCTGGTTGAACGCGTTGGTGACGGCGCGATACTGCTCGGCGCTGATCTCTCCTGCATCGTAGTCGACCTTGGCGCTCTTGGCGCTGGTGTAGACCCGGACGCGCTCGGCCATGGAGCAAGGACCGGCGGCGAGGCCGTAGCTAAACGCCTGGCGCTCGGAGGCACCTGCGACCGCGCTGAAGGATCCCTGGAGGACTTCATCTCCCCAACTGTATTCGAGGCTCATGGCACTCTCCTCACGTAAATGTCTGTTGAACGGTCGAGAGGGTCACGCCCTCCCCATCTATCTCGGGCTCCTCGAGCGTGAGCGCGCTCTCCCTCACCCACGCGTCCGTGACCCACCTGGTCACCTCGAGTACTTCAAATCGCAGGCCCGCCCTCACGCGATCACGCACCCCCTTTTGCAAGGGCAGCGGCAAGCGCTGGGGCGGCTCGACCTCGGTCCAGCCGATCCTTTTTTTCAGGCACGCCGAGCGCACGCTCGAGCGCGCGCGAGAGAGCCGAAACGTCGCGGCCGCCTGGTAGGCGCCATCTCCTCGAAACTCCACGTACCCGGTCACCGTGCTCGTCTGCTCGAGGACCTCTTCCACCTCGTCCGTGTCCGCGTTGACCTGCACGTACTGGTCAGGCTCCATGCTGACGCCCTCGGGCGGGTCGAAGTAGACGACAGCGTACGTGCTCGCGCGCTCGGGGTCGTGCTGCTCGGCCCAGTCCAACTCCACCCCTGAAGGGATGGCGAGCAAGACGAGTTCGTAGAGCGCGACCTCGAGCGGGCTCGGTGTGAAGCCTCGGGATCCCATCAAGGCACCTCCTCGTCCCCTTCACCCACCTCGGCACGCGCGAGGATGATCTTGGTGTGGGGGAGGGGGGAAGAAGGGAGATAAGGCCCAAGGCCGTGCACCTCGTACCAGACGCCGTCGACCTCGACCTCGTCCCCCCGCCTGCCAGGCCCGTAGCCATAGAGCGTGAAGTCCTGATCGAGGTAGAACTTGAGCTCGGCGCGATCACGCAGCGAGCCCGCGAGGTTTTCGAGCTCGGAGGGCTTGAGCGGCTGGGGCGAGCCAAAGACGTCGAACTCCGTGGCGGTCCAGGTGCGCTGGTAGTTCGCGTCCTTTGCCCCCTCGGTCCAACGCCGCGCTGTGTAGAACTCGCCTCCGATCACTGCTCTCTCACTCCATCCAGGACGTGATGGCCTCGACCATCGCGCCCGTGTCCTCGAGGGGATCGTCCTTCCCCTTCTCCTTGACGGTGTCCGGGTCGTTGGGCTTGGCTCGGTAGGTCTTTATCGCCTTCTTGAGCTTGCCCGCGGTGACCTCTCCCATCGTCTCCTGCGCTTTCCTGTCGATCCCTTCCTTGGTCAGCCCGACCTCGAGCACGCGCCGCAAGCCCCGCTTGATGCCTCGCTTCTTGTGGCGCCGGACAAAGCGTCGAACAGCGTCGCGCTCTGGGACTCCGAGGCCGTACTCGTTGCGGATCAGGCGCTCGGCGAGCTCGGGGTTGTCCTTGATGCCGACTCGGATACGGGGCTTGATGGACTCGAGCAGCTTCTTGTGGAACGCCTCGAAGCCATCCTTTCCCTTGACCAGCTTGCCGACGCCGTCGCTCATCGCGCCTCAGGCTCCTCGAGCGTCTCGATGTACGTGGTCAGGCGCGCCGTGCGCTCGCCCTTGTTCCCGGTCGCGTCGAGCCCGAGTTCCTCGAGCTTTGCCGCGAGCTCCTCGCTCTTTGGCTCGGCCTCGAGGAAGAACTGGAGCGACTCCTTGCGGGTCGCCTCCCTCGCCTGCCTGCGCGCGAACAAGCTGCCCCTGGCGATCTCGGGGCACATGAACGCCTCGCCAGGCTGGATCATCTCGTTGGCCCACGGGATCGCGACGAGCGCGACGAGCAGGGTAAAGCCTTGCTTGCTCATGATGGTTCTTCCGCAAGTTCGAGCGCGAGCGCGAGGCGCTCGGGCTTGGTTCGGGGGATGCTCACCTCTTCCTCGTGCTTCTCGAGCCAGGCCGCGAGCTCCTTCGAGGTCATGGCCTTGAGCTTCGCGATCTCATCTTCGAGCGCCGCGCCCTCGCCTGGCTCATCAGGGAGCGAGGGCACTTCGATGGATCCGAGCGCGAGCGCTTCCTTTCGGATCTCGGCTTCGATGACATCTTCAAAGAGGTGAGGGGCGCGTTGTCGGGCCTCTTCTTCGGAGATCTCCTTGACCTTCCCGGTCGCCACGAGCGAGAGCGCAGCGTACGAAGGGTACTTCGTGACGTAGTTCTTGCTTCGCTTCTTGCCGTCGAGGACGACCCCGTGCCGAATAGCCATGATCCAACGCATCTTCTTCTCCTTGTCCTGCCAGGGCTTTACGTGATCAGCGGCCCGGTGATCTGCTTCTTCTGAAGCTCGAGGTACTTCGCGCCGTACGAGGTCGACCTGAGCGAGTCCTCGCGAGCAGACGAGCTGCCCGACCCTGCGCCATAGGACTCGCTCAGGTCCCCCGTCTTTTTCCCGGTGAGCGGACCCACCGGGATGCTACCGCCTGCGCGCGCCTTCTTCCTGCGCTCC